TTCTTTAGTTTTCTGTAATCTTGTTTCAGTTTTTGTTATCATAGGGTTTGTTTTACAAATGTTCCGTTTATCATTTCGCCTTTCCGCTTAGCTATAACGTTGTAGGCACTGCTGATGCAGTCTTCTATATTGTGCCCTCTTAACTTTGCTAAATTAGTTAATACAACAACCATATCACCGATAGCATCAATTACTTCAGGTTCATCGTTTTTTAATATAGCTTGAGCTAACTCTCCTGCTTCTTCCATCAGTTTTACAAATTGAGTTCTAGCATCACCAGATCTATATATACCTTTATCACTAGCCCATTCTCTTATTAATTCAAATTGATCTTGATAAGAATATAACTTTTCTGGATATGTAGAATTAGTTGTATCTGTAGATTCATTAATATATCTATCAAAAGCTTTATTGTATATATAACATCTATTATTATTATACATAGAAGTTTTAACATTTAATAATATCCAATTTATATTTTCTTTGGTTATTTCAAATTTATAACCTTGAGGCGTCTCCCACTTTAAGCCTATATTATCCATTAAGTTACCTCTTAATTTGTAAACAGGTACTGGAAATGTAGTTGTTTGATCTGTAGGGTTTAATTTCATTCGATTTGATTTTTTAGTTAAAAAATTATATTTTTGTCTGTCAACTTTATACCCATAAGACTTTTGAAGTTCTATTTCCTTGTCAGATATATAATCTATATCATCGCTAGTAAGTAGAACTTCGTATTCGTCTGCGGTATAACCTTGTTGCCGCGTAACTCTATCTTTAAGATTACGTGTTATTCCTATTTTTTTACCTGGAATATGGTATAAATAATATGTCATATTGTTTTTATTTACCAACACTCAGCTCTGCCTTGATTGCAGGATAAGGATTGTAGTTTTTTAGATTTATATTGTCTTTATTTGGTATAAATAACTCAGAGGAGTCATTAAACTCAATTAATTTTATACCAGAGTTAAGATCTAATTCAGGAAGCTTGCGCTTAGATCTTCTTCTATACTCCCTTGCTTGCTCTAAATGGTTATTGTATAAATGACAATCACCGAGTTGACCAATAAGTTGACCGGCTTTTAAACCAGCACCTTTAGCTAACATTTCCAATAATAAACCATACATTGTAATATCGTAAGGTAAACCTAAGAACACATCAGCTGATCTTTGTTGCCACATCAAATCCATAACACCGTCGTTAATATAAACTTGAAAAGCATAATGACACGGAGGAAGTACCATATCATTAATCTCATGTGGAGCCCATGCACTAACCATAAGGCGTCTTGAGTCAGGGTTTGTTATAATGCTATACACAAGATTTTTTAGTTGATCCACGCCGCTAAAATCACGCCACTGTTTTCCATATACAGGGCCTAATGTTTCATCTGTTCTACCTGAGCGTTCATAATCCGGTCTCCAGTATTTAACACCGTTATCTTCTAAATACTTAAGATCAGTTCTACCGTTTAGTATCCAAAGCAATTCCGTTTTTGCTGCATTAAAACTTATCTTCTTTCCTGTGAGTATAGGGAAGCCCAGTGACATATCGTGTCTAATCGTTCTTCCGAAGACAGACTTCGTCCCAGTCTCTGTTCGATCTGATTTATCCACTCCTTTGTCGAGTATTTCTGATAATAATCCTTTGTATTCATTTTCTATGTTTCTCATAATAATATTTTGAGTATTCAAATATTTTTGTCCATATATCGTTTTTACCATAAGTCTCAGGGCTTGTATGGGTGTTACCGTTGTTAACTATATCTATATACCATTCAGAATTGTTTTTAGCTTTTGCTGATATACATATATTATTTCTAACGCACCATCTATATGCTTCCCACTGTTCCTCTTTATGAGGTGGGCTACCCATATTAACTGCTTTCTTTTTATTACCACTACCCATTTATTCCCAGGGCATTTTTTCACCACCTATATCTAATGGCTCGTGAGGTATAAAGCAACCTGACTTTGGTTCCCATTTAAAATGTGCTTCAGCACCATTCTCTCCTAAGTTTTGAAACTTAACCTTAAGAACTTTACACTTAACAGTCTTAGCTTCATAATCTCTATGAACTAATAGCCCGTGATAAGAAGCATCGTACCATTCACCACCTCCTTTAATGTTATACATAGTAGGCTCTTCAATCTTGCCGTCTTTGTCTTTATACATTTTAGTAGGATGAGCTACAATAAATACAAGTACATCAAACTTTTTAGCAAAGATTTCTATCTTGCTTAAGTATTCCATAGTGTACCTATTAACGTCTTCCGTCTTACAATCTACATCTCTAACCTTATTAAAAGGATCTATTACTAAGCATTTAATACCTTTACGCTTAACAAGTTCAGCCGCTTTCTTTAAAACAGACTCTAATGTGTAGCGTTCCATATCTATATGAAAGTAATTACTATTACAGTGATCAGCTATTTGATTCCACTTATCGCCGCCGATATCATCTCTTGTTGGCATACCTTGCCAAGTCTTACGCATTAATTTGTGAGCGTGCAGATAGGTAGGTACATTCTCAGGCGAAGCGAAAGCTGTTTTCCAGCCATAGTTTGCATTATAACCGACAACCATTTGGTCGACAAAATCACTTTTACCGGAAGAAGGAATACCAGTGACAGTAATAAATTGACCGGTATAAGTTGAAAAGATATCATCAAAGTTTGGAAGACCAACTTGAAATCCTTTTTTGAAACCATTCCTAACAAAGTCAGTAATCTCATCTTCGATGTCTCTGAAAGTAGTAACATTCTCAAGCGGTACCGGTTTTGCTCCTGTAATTCTAGCCGTAAGTTTGTCTGCTCCATATTTTTGTAGGTATTCATTTGCATCTTTACAATCTTCAAATGTTGATAGAAAACAAATTTCAGATCCTAGCCTTCTAATTAACTCTGTTTGTAATGCTTGTCCAGCTTCGTCAGAGTCTACAGCTAATATAATCTTTTCTTTATCTTCAAAGTAATCAATACAACTATCTAAGTAGTCTAAGTTATTAGAGTTAAGTGTTGCTCCATTAGGAACTGATATAGCGTTTGTAATACCTGCTTCATGTAATGCTAATACATCCATTTCACCCTCTACTATAACACAATATTCATATCCTACAATACTATCTATATTATAAAATACTTTCTCAGCACCCTTATATAATTTAAAGTTCTTTCTTCCATCACGGTATTTAACATTAGTTAATTCGCCGCCCATAAAATAATTGAACTTTATTACATTCTCGGTTTTACCGGTCTGTGGCATCCACTCAGGACCCTCACTAATTTTTAAATCAATGAGAGTCTGTTGTGAAATACCTCTTGTTTTAAACCATTCTTCAACCTTAGTGCTCGGTTGCTCAACAACAATAGGTTCAGGTTTAATATACACTTTTTCAGCTTTACCCTTACGCTTGTAAGTATGAAGTTGAAATGATGTATTACAATTGTGACAAGTACCGAGACCCCGTTCCCAGTCATAAGAAGCACACTTCGCTTTCTTATTCGCAGGTTTTCTAGTATGAGAACAATTAGGGCATATACCCTGCTTCTTCCCTTGCTCTAGACCATGCTGATTGAACGTGTCAATCGCAAATCCATTGATCTCTGTAGTCTCTATTTGCATAGGTTATTTAATTTAATTTAATTATTCTTCGTCTCTACAATGAGGACATATGTCACAAAATTCAAAATCCTCTATAGTCATACCAGCATGGCATATTTGACACGCTGTTTCTCCGTTATTCTTATACATATATAATAAAGTTTTGTATCTTAAATAAGAACTATTACTTGTTCTAAATTTAGAATGGTAGATCATCATCTGCAGGAGCAAACGATTGAGCAGGTGCCGCTTGCTGAGGTTGATCTGTTCTAGGAGCTGCTGCAACGTTATCGCCATTAGTCCATACGACTTTGACATTACCTAAATAAACTTTAGCTACTTTTGCTTCGCGCTCTTCTTTTGATTGTTCTACTACTACTGGGCCTTGATTACCAAACTGATCAACTTCATCATTGATAGTGATAGTGATTGGTAAATAAGATCCTTTTTTCCCTTTGTATATTTTATCCTTAGGGATCTCGTTTAAATTAATATTTGCTTTGATAATGCTAGCCATAATTTTAGTATGTATTTAATTGATTAAACATTCTTGTTAATTGTTCTTTGTTTGCACCAGTTGTTCTCCGTAGATTATCTACTGCTTTTACATGTGTTTGGTTTCTGTAAAAGTTAGATTCATTTGTTCTCATACCTGTTACTGTGCATACTCTTTTTTTACTTCTTGCCATTTGATTAAAGTGTTTGATTAATAAAATAATTTTTTGGATCGAAATCCGGATTTTCGTAAAACAATTTCCATTGCTCTACTGCTTGTTGTACTTTTTCCTTACCGCTTTCATAGAAAGATTCAGAACAATCGAAGATACCTAGCTGTCTTGTTTTTTTATCTATTGCAATAAATACCAAGTCATAACCGAATAGCTTACGATATATGTACGCTTGACTGTCGTAATTGTAACGGAAAGCTGAGCTTCTGAATTTAGTTATATCACCTGTTGTTTTCAAATCAATTACTAATTGATCATCGTGATTAACAATATCTGCTTTACCTTTCCACCATAATCCTTCAATCTTTTTAATTCCAGGTTGTTCGTATTCAACATTGACACCGTTTATTAAACTTTTACAAACATCATTCGAGTTCATAGTATCGATTAACAATTCTAGGTTGTCTACTTCATGTTGTAACAAACACATTTCTCCACCTGAAATCTCTCTGTACGCTTTTGTATTTCTAGTTGTTGATTCAATTATCCTATACTTTTTAAGCTTCTCTGGCTCAAGTATTGCTGTGTGAAAATAACCACCAATCAAGAAATTAATATTTGGTTTTTGTGGAGCGCCTAGCGCAAGAGGATTTGTTAACAATGTTGAGATGTCTGAATTACTTCTAAACTGTTTTCCAAAGTCGCCGTAGTAATCTTCGTCGCTTCTAAGCCTTTCTAATACCTCACTCTTGTTAAAATCTTCCATACTATAGTGTTGTTAATTTTGTTTCTATCTCTTTAGAGATATTGTATTTAGCTTTTATAGCATCTAACTTACCTCCTTTTTTAATAAACTCGACCGCTTTTGGATAAGCTGGATCTTTTTCTGAGGTTAATGTGTTTTTTGCTTTTGGTGCTTTACCGTGTGCATTTGTAGCATCGCTGTCTGCTGTATCATCAATTAAGAATAAATTACCTAATGAGTATTTTTTTCCATAACTGGATGAACTACCGAATTTTTGAGGCATTTGCATACCCTTTTGATCAAGGTCAACGCCGACTACAGCAGTTGCATGTATAGCATCAGCTCCATCTGTTATCGTAGCTTTCGATTCCATTATTGGAAAAGGATCGGTAGCTATTAACGATTCATTAACCGTTACTGATACACCTAATTCTAATAAAAAAGGTTTAGTAGCTTCTAATATATCTTCAGCAGATCTGAAATTGTATCTACCAAAAGAATTGAACCTACTCTTTTTTGATTTAAACCGCGTTTGAATTGACGCTAGTTTTTGGTTTAATGTTTGTGTTTCCATATTAATATAATTACGTATTTAGTATTCTTTTTACTTTACTCTATTGACTTAAATTAAAGGTAATCAAGCACTTGCGAGTGATCTACGTTATCTATTAGCGTTTGTACTGCTTGCTTTTTCAACTCTGAAACAGTAACATAATAGCGCTTACCTTTGATATCTAATATCTCTGCAATCTCTTTTGCTGAGTGCTTATCACAATCTAAACCATAAGACAACCTCAATACTTCATACTCTCTTGCGTCTAAATGTTTTTTCATTAGACTTTTCAAGTAAGCATTCATTAAGTGAATGTTATAAGGCTCAGACTTATCAGGTATTGATTCACTCCAGGATTCACCTTCATCTTCGTCGCTTCTAGCCGTGTCTATACTTAAAAACACTGAGTTGAAAAACAAAGCAACCGCTTTTTTATCATCAGGATTTTTACGTATTTCATTTAGCTTATGTTCTGGTATTCTAATGTTACCCCTACATATATCTATACGTCTTCTAATAGCTCCTTTGATTCGCTTGCTTAAGAATGACTTTAATGTTTTTTCAACGTCCTCAGACTCGTGTAAAACAGTCCAGTCTAATCGGTCAACAGCCTTAACTAATCCTTCACAACCGCATTGTATCAGATCATTGATGCTTAATACACCTGATGCTTGATCAGATGTAGAAAACTTTCTAGCTAAGTTCTCAACTAATGGTATAAACTTTACTATAAGTTGATCTCTTGTATATTCATCCCAAAACAAACCTTCAGGCATAGATCTTTTTAGATCTTCTTTATACCTTATATAGTTTTGTATATTGTATTTTTTCATATCATATATATTATCGTGCACTCATCGTGTCCGTTCTGTAATTTTAAAATTCTTTGTTTAAAAGTGATTTTTCTTTTTTAAGTTCATTATTCATATTCCTGTGTATAGTTCTTGTAGAACAATTTAAAGACTCAGCTAACTTACTTATAGTTATTTTTTGATTGTCATGGTTTATTAATAGCATAGCGTCATATATTTCACTTGATGAAATTTTGTTTCTACCTATCATTTGACCTACTATAGTAAGCTTTTGTCGCATATCTAACCCTGAACTATCTTTAAATATTATTTTACGAAGCTTATTAGGCGGAGGTTTTTCCAAATCCATAAGTGAAACATCGTATAACATAGTTTGTAATAGTTGCTCAGATACATTAAATGTTACGAAGCCTTTAGTTTTATCACATATATACTCAATCAATGCGCTAAACGAGTCTTGATCCAATTGTGGATTCAAGTACCATAATACATACATATGCCACTTAAGGCTCTTATATGTATTTATTTTAGCTTTAGAGTTAAACAAAGTATAACATTCATGCGTTCCATTTTCATAAAACTTACCCCAATCAAAAGTTTCTGTAGGTAAATCATTTACTGGATCACGTCTGTATATTATACGATGCAACTCTAAATATCTTGTATTTCTTTCGTACTGTGACATTAGCCTCTTACTATTATTATATACTAGCTATCGTCACACTAGTACACTATTAATTTTAATCTTCTGTTATACTTTTTTAAAAGCTTTGCTTTATTTTCTACATTACTGTATATAACAGTTATACCTTTATTAAATTGAAATTCACCTTTAAAAGATTCAGCAATTATTTCACCGTGTAGCTCTGCTATCTTTAAGTGAAGAAACTTCACGTGTTTTGCTTTTCTTCTGTTCTTTTTGAATTTTTGTATTAATGTTCGCATAATTCGTTGATGTTGTGTGGACGTATAATTTTCTGCTCATTTTTGTTTTTTACTGTGTGTTTTTCGTTTTCGTAATAATTCCAGTAGCCAAGTACGCTATTACCGTTGACTTTATATTCGTCAGGCATACATTGCGGTGGCTGCTCGAAAGCTTTATCAGATATACCGTTAGGCAAAGTGTATAGCACATCGCGGCATTTAGCGATTGTAAGATGTTCTTTACCGTAACGTTTTGTATATTCTTTACCAAGAGCTAACATATGTTCGTATGCCCACATATATGCTTCGGCAGAGGATCTAACCCATATAGCTGACGGATGGTTTTTATGCGTAGCTTTATATGGTATATCAATATTAGTACCTAACTCGTGATGAGCTGTACATAATAGTTGTGCGGTTTCAAGTATCATTTTTACAACGTGCTTATTGTATTGATACTTAGCTGCTTGCACAGGATCGTGAGATAGATAAAATATATTCATTACTTTAATTTTTTATTTAGGTTAATAATTTTATTATTTATTTTACTAGCTAATGTGAAGTTTTCATCCTCAACTGCTTTGTCTAACTCTTGCTGTAGTTCGTCTATCTGCATGTGTATTATTTCTTGCTCAGACATCATACGCATATTACCAAAGCCGTCTTGTTTAATATTCTCCATTGATACTTGGAAGTCTTGATTCCATTCGTCTTGCTTTGCTTCTAAATGATCTATAATAATTTTAGCAGTTAGCTCGGCTATTTTAGTAATATCTTTTTCTGTCATTTATTATCTTTTAGTGAATTTAAATAATCTTTTAATGTTAGTGTTAATAAATTTACCTTTAGATTCAGCGTTCATTAATCCACGCCAATAAAATAATGGTACGTCTTCGTACTCGTATACACCACCGTTTTCGTATATTAATACAAGCGTTTTGTTTTCGGTATAATATCTACCTGTTGAAATTGTTGACGAATTGTCAGATCTAAATTTTTCAAAATTGTTCATAAGTTTTTTGTTTTTGTTTATTATATTATCTTTGTTTGATCGTGTTCAGTCTGTAATATCTTCTATGTATAATAGTATTGTTAAACATAAAAGATACGCTATTATCCATATTATTATTGCTATCATTAATGAAATACTAATCCTACTTTATTTGTTTTATTGAACCACTTAGTAGCCATTAAATCAATAGAGCTGGCATCAGTATACGAAGCCCTATCAAGATCAGCATGACTTGAGAAAATTTTTGTATGTCTATGTTTTCTTTCATCTATTAAATGTTTTTGTTTTCCAGAGTCACTGAATATTATATCATAATTACTTGGTAATGAGGTTTTTAACATCATATCGATCATATTGGTGTAACTGTAAAACCGTACGTTAGGATTGCTATTAGCAATGTCGATCCACTTTTTTAGATATGCGCGAGAATAATAATCGCCGCTATCATGGACTCTGACGTAATCAGGTTTCTTCTTACGTATTTCAGCGTTCATAGCATCAACAAACATGTCAGTCTTGCTGAGTTGATAACGCTTTTCAAACGCAGGTTTTACGTTACTCCAGATGTAGGCTCCTTTCTTGGCATAACAGAATTTAACACAACTGTCAGCCATTGGGCACGTCAGTTTCCCGCTAGCAGATTTGTAGGCAGGAATACCGAAGTTAAAGACCCGGAGCCCGAGTTCTTTTGATGTTTTTTTAAGTTTAGTATTTTGTGTTAATAAGTTCATAGTTTTTGTTTATTATATTATCGATCAGCGATCGTGTTTAGTTTGTATTAATCAAGCAACACCATATATGCTTCAACATTATTTTTACGAAACCAGTTCAACGCTTTTTGAAACTCGCTAACTTGTTTAGGTGTAACTGTTTTAGGTGCTACTTCAAATATATATTGGCTACCCATAATATAATCGTACATTGAGAGCTCGAGGCTGTTGAGTGTATAGCATTCGCCACTGAACGGATTGGTTACTGTTTCACCTTCACCATATATGGTTCCTTTAAACCATTTAGGTACTGTTTGTTTTTTAGTTTTCATTTTTTAATTCTTTAAATATTAATTCACCTTTAACAGCTCTTTCGATAGTTAGACCATAATGATTAGCTACAATCTCATACCTGGCTCTGTCTTTAATTATTTGACTAGCATAGTTTAAATACCTATAGTCTTCATCTACTGTTAGATTTATAGCTCTTGAGCTACCGTCTAAAAAACTACAATCTTGAGAGATCATTTCTATATATTGTAGCGTGTTTATAGGGTTAACTATTTTATGGTTATAACCTTCATTAAGTAACTCATCTATAATTTCGTCTTCCATTTTACATAATAGATCTTCGTAGTGTCTAGTGATAGCATCTTCAACAAAGTCATAGTTGTCACAGTATATCTGATTGTAGTCAGGTATTACTTCGTATAACGCGTCTGTAAGTTCGTTTTCATAGTAGTACACATCTTCGTTTACGTTTATACGAGTTGTATCAGCGGCAGCTATCCATACAGAGTAGCCATCAGCGGTTGACTCTTCATATATACTGAAGTCAGGGTTTTGCCATTGATCTGTTACCTCACACTCATAGTGTGCAAGTACTTGGTTTCTAGCATGCTCATCATCACAACCTTCAATCCAACCTTTTGATTCCATTCTTTGAGCTATTAACTCATCGGTTATATATTTATTCTTCATCTGTTTCTATTAATTTAGTGATGTATTGCCACACCTTTAATTCTATTTTATTACTGTTTAATACTATATCCATCTCGTGTGATGTAACACCTCCGTAGTTACCTGTACGTATATCTTCTTTGTTTTGCTCGATCGTAATCAAGAGCATAGACATTTTAGCGAAAGCTTTGTCGCTTGCTCGTTGTTGTAGTTCTTGTTTAGTCATCGCTATCTATTAAAATGTTATCGCCAAACCTGTAGTCCCACGCTGATACTCTGAGTGCATTTATATTACACATATCGTAGATATCTCTGATCTCGCTTATAGTTAGCTCACCGTAAAACTTACTGCTTTCTAGTTTAGCAATAATTCTTGTTGACGTAAACTTGTAATCACTTTGATTAATAAGTTTAATGTACTTAGGTTTAATTGATTGTAGTAAATTGCTCATGTTATTTGTATTTTAAATTCATATATATTATCGATCGGTAGTCGTGTTTAGTTTGTAATTAATCTTGGTATTTTTTAAGTGTCATACTATTTACTTTATCAATGATCTCATTACCTACCATAGTGAAATAACCGGGTGCATACAATGATCTTTTACCTTCAGATTCAGTAGCTAATACATCTTTTTCTGCTTCTTCAATAGCGTGTCTTAACGCTGTTTGAATGAAATACTTTTCAAATCCGTTAAATTTTGTTTTACTCATTTTATTTAATTTTAAATTAGCGGACGTACGGGAATCGAACCCGTTTGAAGTTATCTTCGTTACCATATCGTCCTACCCAGACATTTCCTAGCCACATAGTGGAGACGTTATTTATTCGCTGGGTTTGTTAACATTCCTGAGTTCATAACGATCCCTCACCAGTTCAGTTAACTTTTATAAAGAAGCGTGATCGGCGTCTAACTCATTTTCATCATTAGATATACCGGCCGGTCCACCGATGTTTGCTTCCGTATTACATTTATATTATCATTGGGTGATCGTGTTTTGTTTGTACATTATTTCGATCGCACGTTGCATTACTTGCTGGTGTATAGCATTGTAGTCGTCACCGTCGGCGGGATAATCGCCTAGTTGCCAGTCAATACTGTCTTCCATTAGTTCGAGAGTTATGTTAGCGACGCTCTCCGCTATTTCGTATAAGTTTCTTTTATTGCTCATATATTCTAGTTTTTAATTCATTTACTTTTTCTTGTAAGTACCAATCATCTTCGTAGTTGAGGTTGATGTACATTGATAATTCTTGTAATAGATCCGCTGCTAACTTCATATTATTGTTTTTTTAAGTAAGTTAATCCTTTGTAGTTGAACCACTCAGTTATACCTTCTTGATCTTTATCTTCGTTGTAGATAAAACCGAACGTTGATGGTAACTCACCGACAAGATATGGTTTATATACTTTACCGTTTAATACTATTTGTTTTGAGTGGATAAATTTAATTGTATTTTTCATTATATTAGTTTTAGATTCGTATATATTATCAATCTTTAATCGTATTCAGTTTGTAAAAATCTTTTACCGCTTTTTCGGTTAGAGGTTTTAAGCTTTTATGGTATTCTACATTATCTATGTAGTAGTCGATCGCTTCTTGCATTCTCTTTTCAGTGAACTTTGTAAACACGCTTACATCTGTGTGTTTGAGTAGATCAACGTCGTTGCATTGGTACATTGTTGACGTGACATCTTGCCAATTTGTTACTTGAATTTCTTTATATGAATAACCTCTATGCTCCATTATTTACATTTATTGTTACTTCTACCCAGCCTTTTTCAGAGTGACCAGCGTATACTCTTAAGCCGTCATTCACTAGTATATCTACTAATTTTTGCGCTGCTCGCCAAAGACTTGGTTCTGGCATTTCATCGTGTTCGTCGTCGTACATTACTTCGCCTCTACATTGGTAGAATATATCATTTACATCGTTTTCTACTAGTTCAAAATCCCAACCGTTCACGGTTATATTTTCACATAATTCCATAGTTAATTTCTTATTGCCCAGGCCGCCGCGGTGCCAAGATCGGTTAATACTCTGTTTGCTTTACTTAATAGTTTTCTCATTGTTTATTATTTTAATTTCGTATATATTATCAATAGGTGATCGTATTTAGTTTGTAGTCACTGGTTGGTTGTAGTGGTTCCACAATTTAGTGTGGGAGAACGATCTACCTTTACTACCTGATCCTTTACCTTTAGTTTTCACTTTTCGGTATTCTTTCGCTGTCAACCCTGAGCAATATTCACCCTGAGTTACTGTTTTGCGGTGATGTATAGCATCCGCTTTTCTCTTTTGTGCGACGTATGCACACACTTCTTTCATTGTCATCATATTATTCTTGATTATTATTTATTAACCACATTAACTGTGCATACTCTTCATACTCTTGTTCGCTATTAAATCCGTGATATTCTTTCATATTATTCTACTTTAAATGTATTAGGTAATAATGGTACTAAATGTCTTGCCACTGAAGTTCCGTTGTTAGCGTGATCACATATTAGTTGGGCTAACTCACCTTGCATAGTAAATAGTTCTTCTTGATCGATTAGGTCGCATAGGAAAAAATTGTCGCCACCTAGTATTTCTATAAATTCTTCAATAAATTCAACATTTTTTGGTTTCATAAGTATTATTTTTAAATTCACATATATTATCGTTAGGTGATCGTATTTGTTTTGTAAAGGTGTAAAAATATTAGTGAGTAAAAATAGTAGAGAAAGTATTACACTACCTCTCAAAGTGAGTAAAACTAGGTAATTTCACTACAAATAGAGTGTTTTTTAGTTAATTTGCCTACAAAGTGGAGGTTTTTAGGTGATTTTCACTTAAGATCGTAGCATATTGGGTGATGTATAGCATTTAAACGTCGCGTAGGGCGGAGTCTACTCTTCCGGTGTATAGCAAAATACCCAGGCCAAGCCTCGCAACGGAACTTCCGAAGCGGTAAGGTTAAAAAGTGTGACGTTAGCTTGTTATATTAATATAATAGTAGGCTATTGTCACGTTTTTTGTTTACTCTTCGTTATCGAATTCTGCCCATTCCAGGCATGATCCACATAACTCGTCTGATAGATAGCTCGCTTCTGAGCCGCAGCAATTTGAATACATAATTTTTGTTTTATTTGTTAATATTATCGTTTGTTACTCGTGTTTGTGTTGTCAGGGGTTGATCCTAAGACTACTTTTCAGTAGCCTCAGTTTCAATTGTTACACGATCTGACAGATGTCTCGTGTTAGCCGGCATATCAGTCGACTGTGACCAGTATCCACGTTTGATCCAACATGGCATGATGTTTAGTTTCGGGAGCATTAGTTCCAGTACTTCATCGTGATTGTACGTTACTTTGACACTTGGCTTTGTCTTAGTCGCTTTCGTGTTGAAAGTTATGATTTGATTTCGGCCGAGCCATGATTTACGGACTACGAAGTTGGCTCTTGTGATCGGAGGGAAGATAGTCGCTTTTTCTTCGTTTGACATGTTTGCGATCGCGTTTGTAATTAATTCTTGATTTGACATAATTTAAATTTATTTAGTTATTATTATTTTATTTGTTATTCACTTATATTATCGAATTGTCTTCGTATTTAGTTTGTATATTCTTTTTCAATTTCTATTAGAACTTTGATATATTCGTTTAGATCTTTTTGATTTACTATTTTTTCTATTTTTAATAATTTTTCTAAGTTATTCATAATTTATATTTTATTTGTTATTCACTTATATTATCGAAATGAGATCGTGTTCACTCTGTCAAAATGCTATACGCAGTATGCTATACGTGCTATACAGCCTTCGGCTGCGCCTCCGGTCCTGAGCATTACTCAGTCGTGTTCCAAGCCTTGAGCTGGGCTGAGGTCAGTTGCTGTTCCCTGGTCTGATCCTTAGTCTGGTCTCCGATCCAGATACATTGCACGTAACTGGTTCCATCTGGTCTGGTTCTGATTTCTGATCTGTACATTATATTATATCTAATTTAGTTAGTATGTCTTCAAGTATATCTTCTTCAAGGAATTGATCCTGGTCGTAGTCTGTTTTCATGATCTCGATGTAGGCTTTGATCTGGTCAACCTGTCCTGGGTATCTGTCGTAGATCTGTTGATCTATTCTGGTTACTATTGGTTTCATATCTTATATTTATTTTAGATTCACTTATATTATCGGATCTCCATCGTATTCGTCTTGTACAAATGCTATACAAACGGCAAGCCGTAAGCCGTAGCCGAACCACAACCAGAAGCCGAACAGCCAGGGTCCAGATGCCAGTAAGCCGCACCGCAGTACCAGACCCGATAGCATAAGCCTGAACCTGCACCGTAAACCGCACCGAAAAGCCGAAACCGTGTGCCAAAGCCGAAAAAAAGGCCGGGGGCCCCTAAAACTAAAACGCGTTTTCCTATAGGATTGTCGAGGTAATGTAAAGGTGCAACCCCATCACTCTCTATTTGCAACGTTTTTTTATTTCAACAAGTGTGACATTAGCTAGTTATATATATTAATAAGAGGCTATCGTCGCGTTTGTGTATATTGTAAAATTTAGGTATAACATGTAAGTATATAATGTATACGAAAACACTATTATGGCAAAACCAAGAAGAAAAGGCGGACCGAAGCAAAAATTAAGTCCAGCAGCAGCGAAGGCTAAGGCAATCAGGGACAAGAAGTACGCTATGACCGACAGAAGAAGGAGATTTAAAGCTGAGAGTCAAAGAAAGGATTGTCCTAAAGGACACGATTACGACCATAATACTAAAAGATGTGTTACATCGTCTCATAACAGAGGTGGAACGCAGGGTAAGAGTAAAAAAGACGGTACTAAGGCAGAAAGAAGACAAAATAAAAAATAAACATGGCAATAATATATTCATATCCTTACGATCAGACTATAACTGATACAGATGCTTGGGTAGGTACTGATTCCGTCAATAGACAAACGAAGCAGTATACGGCTAAAGCAGTAGCGGACTACCTGAATATAAACGGTAAGGTGGCAATTGCCGGTCAGATGAACTATCAGTTTGTACAAGACCCTTCATTTAAAGCAGGTACTTTTGCTTTTGCAGCTGGAAGCGGTGATGACACACCTTGGTCAAGCATTACATCTATAGTAATATCAAACATGGACCTCTCGGGTCAGATTGTTTCACCTTTCTTAGAGTATTTAATAGATGAGCAAGTACTATTCCAAGATGTAGCCGGTAAAGGTTCATTTGGGCATTATATAATGAGAGGGTACACGCAAATTGGTACAACTAACTTTTATACATTAACATTAGAATATTTAGGAGGTAATGGATCTATAGATATGGATCACTATTACACTCTTGTAAACTTTTATTTAGAACTCGGTGCTACAGGTGTTGATAGTGTTAGAGCTCTTGATACTGAGTTTATAGATATGACACCTACGACGCCTCAAACAGGTAACGTAGAAGTTACAGCATCATTGTCAGCTACTGGTACGCCTGATAATACTACATTCCTACGAGGAGATAACGTTTGGGCTAGAGCGAACGAAACGTATACATTTGTGCAAGCATCTGCCAGTGCAACGTGGACCGTTCAACACAACCTAGACAAGTTTCCTTCTGTAACTATGGCTTTGTCCACCGGGCAGAAAGGTTACGGAGATATAGTATACATCGATGAAAACAATTTAACAATAACCTTCGCTTCTGCTGAATCAGGCAAAGCATATATGAACTAATTATGGCAATACCTTTTTTAAATAACATTAATCTTAGCGATAATCAATTACAGAACGCTAAGCTACATATCACCGGTACGGCACCAACAGCTGCAGCGGCTCAGATATATTTTGACAGTAGCGATACAATAGCTAAGTACTACTCCAATGCAACTGACACTTGGGTTAGTTTAGTTCAAACTGATTTTGCAAATGGTACTTATGTAAGTCTAACAAACAGTGGAACATCGGTAAAAAGATCTTACACCATAGATTTATCTGCTACTGGAACTAAAGATGCAACAACATATTTAAGAGGAGATAACACATGGGCTGCTTTAGCTGATATATATAGTTGGAACCTATCTGCTAACGGAGGAACCGCTGAATCTGTAGAAGATAATGAAACGGTTGATTTTATACAAGGAGGTACTACAACAATAACTAGATCAGGTAAGGATATAACCATATCTTCAGCAGATCAATTTGTAGGTACGCTAACCGGTATTGGAGCGGGTACTTATATAACTATAGATAATACAACGCCCGCTGTTCCAATTGTAAACGTAGAAGGTACGGAGGCTGCAACCGTAAGTAAGTTAGTAGCTAGAGATGCTAGCGGTTATGGTTATGTAGCAACGCCTGCATCAGGTGATAGTTCGACTAAAATAGCAACTACCGCATTTGTTCAAGATGCTGTTACGGGATTACTGGAGTTTAAAAGTGGTTTCAATGCTAGTACCGGAATAATAGCTGATGGCTCTGGAGACGATTTATATACAGACAGAGCAATTGCCGTAGGTGATTACTACGTAGTTACAGTAGCAGGAGACTTTTTTGGTAATGCAGCAACTCCTTTAACCCCCGGTGATTCTGTTATAGTTCAAACAGATCAAGCTGCTGGTAGTGCTACAGAAGCGGATTTTATAATTGTACAATCTGACACAGACCTTGCTACATTGACAACGGTAGGTATTGGTAATGTAAATGCCGGTACTGGAATAAGCGTTGCTTATGCATCAGGTACGGCAACTGTAACAAACACAGATACAAATTCTTCAAACACATATGCGGTAACAATAACAGATACGGCAACTATAACTCACAGCTTAGGAACTAAAGATGTTATTATACAGCTTTACGATGTAACAACTGATGAAACTGTTTACGCAGATGTTGAAAGAGGATCTACTTCTGAAGCAACAATTACATTTGCTGCAACACCAACTAATAGCGTTAGAGTTTTGGTACAGAAGATAGGTTAATAATAAAAAATTAACACATGAAGTTTAAAAGTAATATAGAAGTACAGGCTGGTATAGAAGACAAAGACGGTCAGGTAGGAAGCAACGGTCAAATACTTGCTTCAACTGGTAGTCAAGTTGATTGGGTAGATCCAGCTAACATAGTTACATCTGCCACAGATGTGATTATAGAGTGTAAAAACACTTCAGGTGTTACTATAGCAAAAGGTACACCAGTATATCAAACCGGTAACGTCGGCGCTACGGCTGTAATAGAAGTTGCGGTAGCTGATGCTTCTGACGAAGATAAAATGGCTGCTATTGGGCTTTTACAATCTGACCTTATAAATAATGCTTTTGGATATGTAGTTGTAACAGGTGAGCTTTTAAATATAACCACTTCACCTATAGACGGTGTAACGCCTACAACTGGAGACACAATATATGTAAAACCAGGCGGTGGACTTACTCTTACAAAACCAACTGGTGTTAATTTTATACAAAACGTAGGTTTAGTTGGTAAAGTATCTGGCGGGAATGCTGGGTCACTCACTGTGTCTTCTATAATGAGGAGCAATGATGTGCCAACACCTTTATATATAGATCACGATAATCAACGTTTAGGTATTGGAACACCTACACCTGGTTCAGTCTTAGACGTACAAGGAACTCAAGGACAATTATTTTCTGTAACTGATGACTTATCAGGAGAGATATTTGCTGTAGCTGACATTTCAGGAGTACCTATTATGACCGTTAACTCAAGCGGTCTTTCTACTTTTGCAGGTAACGTAAGTATAACTAAGGGTGTTTTATCTATAACTTCAGATGGTTTAAATGCGGTTACTTTTACAGAGAGCGGTAGTGGTGATTTCACTATTGACGCACCAGATGACATTAGGTTAGATGCTGGAGGTGGGGACATAGTGTTAAAATCGGCAGGCACTGAATATGGTAGAATCTCAAAATCAAGTAGCGATCTAAGTATAACTTCCTCAGCAACTGACTCAGACATATTAATAAATCCAAATGGAAATGGCAACGTAGGTATCGGGACGACTGCTCCTGGGGCTAAACTTGTAATATCAGGAGGCGGTGGAGCAATTAGTGATAACGGATTTCAAATTAATAGCAGCTACGGGTTTAATGGAACTGGAGTTTTAGAAATTAATCCTTCAGCCACATCACATATACCTTTATCAATCCTTTCAAAAAATGGGCAAACAGCAAACCTTGTTAATGTAACATCTTTTGGTGGAACTGCAGGCAACTTGTTTAACGTACAATCCTCAGGTAACGTAGGTATCGGAACGACTAATCCTGGGGCTAAGTTAGATGTGGCAGGAGATATAAGGACATCAAGTAACTTTATAGCAGACAACGCGACTCTTGGGTCTTTGAGTCTAAGAATATCAGGGACAGAAACTGGGAGATTAGATAATTTTAATAGTGCGCTACGTTTAATAAACTTCCACGCTTCATCTGAAACTATAGTACAAGGAAATGGTAATATATCTTTAAATTCTGTAGGTTCTAGCAATATAAAGCTCTCTACTGCAAACACAGAAAGAATGCGTATTGATTCAGATGGTAACGTAGGTATAGGGACTACAGCTCCAGGTGAAAAACTAGTAATTGCAGGTGGTGTATTAGCTTACGGTGATACTAGTTCAATTGGTAGTGGCACTTCTTATTACTTAGGGAATAATCCAAATTCAAGAGACATTGTATTTACTCGTGTTGCTAATGCTGAACTTGGTATTGGTCGCTATAATGGTGGATGGTATGAGACAATGCGTTTTGATGCTGACGGCAATGTTGGTATCGGGACTACGAGTCCAAGTAAAAAATTAACAGTATATGGTGGAAATGATAATGGTATATGGGTTGATAGTTCAGGCTCACAATACACTTCGATTGCTTGGGGTAATAATGGAACTGAAAAAGCAAACATTGCTTATGATAACACTAATGCAAATTTTGTATTAAGTGCATATGGAGCAAGTGATACTGTTTTTTCAAATAATGGTTCAGAAAAAATGCGTATTGATAGTGCAGGTAACGTCGGGATTGGAACTACTAGTCCTCAATCAGGAGGAGGGTCTGCAAAATGGTTAAGTTTAAACGGAACAGCCGCGTACTCAGGTGGTATAGTGTATACAGTAAACTCAGCAACAAAGGCGTATTCATATTTTGAAAGTGATTATTTAAAACAACAAGCTCAGTCAGGTTTTGGTCAGAAGTTTATAGTTAATGGTACTACTACAGCTATGACCATCTTATCAGATGGTAACGCAACTTTTTCGGGTAATGTTGCTGTAAATGGAACCAACGTAACAGTTGCAAATGCATCAAACCCTTATATATATATAAACGATACAAATGCTGGTGCTGGTATATTCCAGCAAGAAGGTAATACTACAAGAATAGGTTCTGACTCAAATACTCAAGTTGTACTTGTTCAAAACAATGCAACTGCAGTTACTATAGACACAGATAAAAACGTAGGGATTAATACTACTTCACCTGATTTTAAATTAGACGTAGACGGAACATTTGGTGTTTCTGATTTACCATTTAATACAGACTCAGTTTCTGTATTAGTAGCAAATGAAACTATAGGTGCAGATTTAGTAACAAATGGGGATTTCGCAACAAATACAGACTGGACAGAGCAAGGTGGTGCTGCTGCCTGGAGTATAGCTAACGGAAAAGCTAATTGCGTAGTTAACTCTTCTACTCGTTATTTTGAACAACCAAACGTTTTACCGTCATCAGGACCAGGAAATACCTACAAAGTTGTTTATACTATATCTGGAATTACACAAGGTCAATTTCAAATAAATATAGGAGGATATGGAGCGACTCCAGGAAGAACTACTAATGGTACATATGCTGAAACATTTACTACTACTAACGCTTCAGCCAATAATAGAATATATCTTCAATCTTCCCCAAATACTATTGGGAGCATAGATAATATATCAGTACAATTAGTAACCTCTGCAAGTAATCAAATACAAAAAAGAGAATTAGGTACTGGTGCATTTGGACCAACACCTGTAGGAGCTTACTTACCACTTTCAGCTGGTTCAGGAGAGATACTTACCGGTGATTTGGCTATGAATAATAACATAGGTATTATAACTAAAGATAGTTCAGGAGCGTTTAGAGATATATTAAAATTAAATTCTTCAAATGTGCTAGAAATAGGTTCTAGCTCTTTAGCTACTAATACTATATTTAAAAACTCAGGCAACGTAGGTATAGGTACTACTACTCCTGGTGATGCTTTAGTTGTTAAGGGTGGTTCACCTGGTAATATTGATTTAGTTTCATTTCAAAACAATGCTGGAAACGAAACTCATAGATTTTATACAGATAGCGCCAATGATGGTGTAATTGAAACAGTAACTAATGCTGGAGTAACAGCAAATTTAATACAGTCCTCAGGTAATTCGTACTTAAACGGTGGAAACGTCGGGATTAACACAACTTCACCTGGAGATAAGTTACACGTTGAGGGTGGTATTATAATACAAAACGGAAACAACTTACAATGGGGAGGTCTATATTCTGCGGGAGCTCCTACAATATACGCATCTACAAATTACCTTCATTTTGTGCCAACAGGTTCATCAGGATCAGGGTACAGGCAAATGCGATTAGATACAACTGGTCTTGGTATTGGAACATCTTCTCCAAGTGAGAAGTTAGATGTAGCAGGTAATATAAAAATACAAGCAGCTTTACTTTCAAACCAAGAAAACACAGATATAGATTCCGCGGCAGCTGAAGTAGTTGCTCAGGTAGCTCACGCTACTTATACAGCAGCTTTCTTTGACTTTGTAGTTAAGAAAGGTACAAATGTAAGATCAGGTACAGTATATGCTTGTCATAACGGAGACACAACTCCTTTAGTGGAATTTACAGAAACATCGACTAATGACTTAGGGGACACATCAGATGTGGTTTTAAGCGTGGATATATCAGGAGCTAATATGAGATTATTAGCAACAGTGACTTCAGATGACTGGAGTGTTAAATCATTAATAAGAGCAATATAATATGGGATTTTATAGAGGACCAAATATAGTAACAGACGATTTAAAGTTAGCTTTAGACGCGGGAAGCGAAAGAAGCTACTCAGGTTCAGGAACTTCAGCTGATAGCATAGTAAGTACTAATACAGCTACTTTATACAATGGCGTTGCTTATAGTGGTAATAATGGAGGTTTTTGGGACTTTGATGGAAGTGATGATTATATTCTTACTGATTTTGGTAGTGGTTTAAATCCAACAACACAAGACCTTAGTTATGGTGTATGGGTAAAACCTGATGCTGGGCAAACATCTATGTTTATAATGCAATCAAGTTGGAGTGGTAGTCAGAGATTTTACATAGGATCTCTAAGTGGAAAACTAGCATGGGGTATACAAGAAAGGGGTTGGAATAGTGCTGACACGGATTTAACATTTGTAAATGATCAATGGTATTATATAAACATTGTTTTCAGTGGAACAACAGTGAAGCTTTACGCTAATGGAGTGCTTAAAGCTACAGACACTATCTCTAGCTTTGTTTTTGATAGTAACTTAGGTATAGGTTCTGGGAGACCATACACTTCAACTTATTATTGGAATGGAGGAATAGCTGCTTGCCGTGTTTACTACCAAGCATTAACAGCAGCACAAGTAACACAAAATTTTAACGCACAAAAATCAAGATTTGGATTATGATAACATACATTACAATAAACACAGACGAATTATCTTTAGTTGATTTCAACGAAGTTATGGAAACATCAGAAGATACAGTTAGACTATCAGTTGATGGTTTACAAACAGTATTAAAGTGGGAGGGTGATGAACCTGCATTTGTGTCAACATTAAGTTCATACGAAGGACCTTACACTCACGAAGAGATTTTAGCAATAATGTCGACTCCAGAATGGACTGACCCAAATCCACCAGAATAATATGGGAGCATACGGTGGACCAGATATAATAACAGACGGATTAGTATTAGCGTTAGATGCAGGGTCTGAAAGAAGTTACCCAGGTACAGGGACAGCTTGGAAAGATTTAAGCGGTAATGGTTATGACTTTACTTTTGGAGCGGCGCTTAGTTGGAATTCAATAGGAACATTTTCAATGACCCAAGTGAGTAGCGGAGGAGCTGTATTTAGTGGAAATATTACATCAAGCACTACTTGTACTATGCAGTTTTGGATAAAAACAACAGACGGACAATCTTTGCTATGGGAACCAACAACTTCTCCTAGTTCTTATGTCGGTGCTTATAAATCAAGTAGTAAATTTTATAATGGCAGCGGAGTAGGAAGCCCTCAGTATTATCAAGATTTAGTTTTATACAATAACATATACGATAATTTAATTGATGGAGAGTGGCATATGGTTGAGTTTAAAGCTGTAAATTTATCTACTTTTGGGTATCACGGATTTAATACCTATACAAATTATCAGTTTGGCAATGGAGAGATAGCTAGTATAATGATTTATGATAGGAATTTGACAGCAGCAGAGTCTCAACAAAATTATAACGCACAAAAAAACAGATTTATATAATGTATACAGGACCAGATATAATAACAGACGGATTGATACTTGCTATAGATGCAGGGAGTGAAAGAAGCTATCCAGGAAGTGGAACAAGCGTTACCGATTTAGCGGGCACGAATACTGTAGCTTTAGTCAACGGTGTTAGCTACAACTCAAATCAAGGAGGTAAATGGGGTTTTGATGGAATTGATGATCAGATAGTATTAAACTCTGGAACTGCAATTGTATTAAATGATTTTACAATAACTCAATGGATACAATTTCCTTCGTCAACTTCCAGAATGTCTATTGGGGGAGGTTATCATCAAACAACACCAGTGCAAGAATACAGGGGATATATTTGGTATAGGTCTTCACAAGGTGAAATTAGAGTAGCGGTAAATAATGAAACAGGAGCTATTTTTAATGTAGCTTCAAGTGTTTATTGTAACAAATGGTCTCAAATTACAGCAACAAGGAGTGGTAGTACTTATAAATTATATATAGATGGCATACAAGTAAATGTTACAAGGACTGGTTCAACTAATGATTTTTCTATAAGAACTATTGGTTGGAGTTATAGTAACTCTTATGCGTTTGCAGGAAGCATATCAAACACTTTAATTTATAACACAGCGTTAACAGACGCGGAAGTATTACAAAATTATAACGCACAAAAATCAAGATTCTTATAACTAAAAAATAACCTGGAAAATGAAGGGTAAAAAATATGGCAAACGAATTTAAAATAAGGAAAGGACTAATTGTAGAAGGTGCTTCAGGTGGAACTGTTGTAGACGTTCAAGGATCACAAGGTCAACTTTTTTCAGTAACAGACGATTTAAGCGGATCTATATTCGCTGTGTCAGATATATCAGGTGTACCAATACTGGATATCAACTCAAGTGGGCTTTCTATTTTTGATGGAAGCGTGGGAATAGGCTTGACATCTACAACTGCAAATTTAGAAGTTAAATCAATACAAGATTCAAGCTTTGATGAGGGAATTGGTGTTGTAAGGAGTAATACGTCGCAAACTGGCTATATTAATATGGTAGGTGGTGCAATGAACATAAACGCCCCAAATGCAATACCTATAAAATTTAGAGATGGTGGAAACACAAATTTAACTATAGGTGGAGATGGTCACGCAACTTTTGCAGGAACAGTAGAAGCAGCTACTTATTATAAATCATCAGGAGCATCAGCAGTTCTTGGAACAGCTACAAGTGGAGAAGTTTTATTGAGACCTACTGCTTGGAATTTATCAACTGCTCAATCTTCATTTACAACAACTTTAGCAACTATTGGAACAGACGCAACTTTTGCGGGAATGATTACTGTAAATGGTGGAGGTATAGATATAGACAATGATGATGATATAAGATTAAGGTTTGACAATGCAAGCACTTTCAAAGCAGGATTACAAGTAGCAACTACCGCGGGAGATATGATTGCAGAAAGCGCTATAGATGATTTCGCAATACGAGCACAAGAGAATATGTTGTTTTCTAGTGGTGGTAATGTAGAGGTATTGAGGTTAGATACATCAGGGAACGCAACTTTTGCAGGAGATGTAGGTTTATCTGCAGGAAAAAAATTACAATATTCTGCTGATTCATTTATGACACCAGAAAACAATGTATCAGGAGCGGAAATTAGTACAGCAGGAACATTTATTGTAAAAACAGGTACTACTCCAACTTTAGCTTTAACTTTAGATGCTTCACAAAACGCAACTTTTGCAGGTAAAGTAGGGATCGGGACTACCAGTCCTTCAACTAAATTAGATGTACAAGGGGTTGTAACAGTTAAGGGGTCAGGAACTGGTACTAGCGGTTCTTTAGCAATACAAGATGATTATGATGGTTTAAACCACTTGGCTAATATAGGTTGGATTAGAAGTTCTGGAGGAGTGTATTTATCTTACGGTTTAAAGCAAGACGGTTCTGCAGATTGGAAAAGTACTTATGCAAATTTTAGTGGTGAAAGAACTTATGCCAAGCTAGACAACAATGAGTTCTCTATGGCCCACGCTCCTGCTCAAAACACAGCGGTAGGTACAGCTGTAACAGGTTTAACAGAAAGATTTAAGTTTTATTTAAACACTGGAGTACTGCAATTAAATAATTATTCCGCGGGTATATTAATGACGAATTCAAGCGGTACTGTTGGACTTGCAGGCTCAGGGGATTTACCCGGCGGTCCTTATTTACCACTTTCAGCTGGATCAAGTTATCCTTTAACTGGTGCTTTAAATATATTAATACCAGGTGATCCAAAGCTAACACTTCAAAGCACATCAACAGACACCAGTGATTGGAACTATATAAATTTCGTAGGTAGAGATGCTGTTAGAGATGGATACGTTGGTACAGACGCTGATGGGGATATACAGGTATATTCTGATAAAAACTCTTCTAGCGTTCAATTAACAGGTTCGGGTATTATTTTAAACGGAGGCAACGTCGGGATCGGGACGACTAGTCCTAGTTCTTTATTAAGCGTAGGGAATGTAGCAACATACGATAACCCGTCAACAACAGTTAATATAGCGACAACCGACACGGGATCATATTTACTAAAAGTAACAAGCGACCAATTTAACGCTGATGGCAATTGGGTGGGTATTGGTTTAGGATATAGTAATAACTATATGAAGATGGGTATTATTGCCGAGGCTAAAGACAACAATGCTAGAGGTAAATTACATTTTGCAGTAAACACTGTAGCAGGGTCATCAAACGCAAGTATCAGTGATGCTAAAATGACTATTGATAACGCGGGTAACGTAGGTATAGGGACTGATGACCCTGATAGCTTGCTACATATAAAAGGAGCTGACCCAGTGTTTATAATTCAAGACACTTCAACAGGAACCGTTAATGCAAGTTCGACTCTTCGTTTAGGAGAATCTGGTGCAGGTGGTGTGTTAGATGTTTATTGGGATATAAAACAAGCGGCAGATGATTTAAATACTCATTTAGAAATAAACCACAGCGGTAATGGGAATCATTTAACTATATTGGACGGCGGTAACGTAGGTCTTGGAACAACAACTCCTTTAGCTAAATTAGACATACAAGGAACTCAAGGACAGTTATTCTCAGTTACAGATGATTTATCTGGTGATATATTTTCAGTTGCTGATATATCTGGTGTACCAATAATGAACGTTAACTCTGATGGAACATCTTACTTTGATGGTAACGTCGGGATCGGGACGACTAGTCCTCTACAAAAATTAAGTGTTGTAAGTGACTCAAATAGTCAAACTGACGTGAGTATTGGTAACACTGGTAATGGTGTTTCTAGATTATATATAGATGCTTCTAATGGAGACGTGTCAGGTAGTGATTATATATGGTTTGGTCAAAACAATGATTTAACGAGTGAAATACAAATAACTCAAAATGCCGGATCATTCAATTTAAAATCTTCTCCAGGTGGTAGTTCACAAACTAATTTTACCATGACTCAAGCGGGTAACATAGGTATCGGGACGACTTCGCCAAGCACAAAATTAGAAGTTACTGGTCACGTAACTATAAATTCTCCAGCAGGTGCTTCTCAAACTAGTTATGGCTTAAGGCTTAGAAAAACAAATTCAAGTTCTGCGGTGCAAGCCGGAGGAGAAATACTAGCATCAGTATATCCCCCAAACACTAATGCAGCAAATTTAATATTTAAAACCGCAAACGCATCAGCTAACTTAACTCAACGGATGGTTATTGATGGGATTGGTAACGTCGGGATTGGAACGACTAGTCCCTCAGCAGGAAGAAAGTTAGACGTTCATGGTGACATAGAGCTTACTGAAGATCTTTTCATAGGAGCAACAGGTAGTTCAAGAAGTGAGCATAAAATAAAAATAGGTCAAAATAGGAGCGGTAACGGGTATGCTTACATTGACATGATAGGTGATGCCGCAGCAACTAGTTTTTACAATTTAAGAATAATAAGACATAATTCAGGTGCTAACGCACTTTCTCAAATAATACACACAGGTACTGGAAATTTTGAAATTAAAGCATCAGATGGCGGTGATATAATATTAAACTCGAGTGGTAGCATAGGTATAAGTCAAACAAGTCCATCATACAAGTTAGATGTGACTGGTGACGGTAGATTTACATCTACAGTGACAGCTGCAAACTTTATACTATCATCTGATGAAAGACTAAAAGAAAATGTTGAAAAAGTATGTGATAATAAAGTTGAAGTAGATTGGAAAACTTTTGAATTAAAAACAGAAAAAGGACAGAAGAGATATGGTGTTATAGCGCAAGAGCTAGAAAAAACCAACCCTGAGTTTGTAAGAGAAGACAGCCAAGGATTTAAGTCTGTTGCTTATATAGATTTATTAATTGCTAAAATTGCAGAATTGGAAGCTAGATTAGAAAAACTAGAAAAATAATGGCAGTACCAAATACAACTACTTTTTCATTGCAGGATGTTGTCTCGACTGTCAATCCAACAACGGATGATTTAGTTGATTCATTTGATGACGCTATAGTAGGTAAATTTGATTCTAACTACGGGCCAGGTGATGAAAGTAATTTACTTCAATTTAGAAACTATGATGCAGGAGGAACTTTATATATAACAGACACTAATTTTAATTCAATTATAGCTACCTGCTTAGCTCAAGAACCTGTTACGGGTCTTTACAACGTAACACCTTTTGGTACTATGCCAAACTGGGATGTGAGTAGGGTAACAGATTTTAGTTATGCGTTTGAAAATAAAACAACTTTTAATGCTGATATTAGTTCTTGGAATACAGGTAATGGCACCGTGTTTCAAGGTATGTTTAAGGGAGCGTCTGCTTTCAATCAAGATATTGGTTCTTGGGATTTAGGTAACGCTTGGAATACTGGTCTTATGTTTTATGTTGCAACCTCTTTCAATCAAGATATTGAAAGCTGGGATGTGAGTAATGTGACATATATGAGATCAATGTTTTATGGTGCAACCTCTTTTAATCAGCCGCTAAGTGACTGGGACGTGAGTAGCGTAACAGACATGGGTAGTATGTTTAGATTACCTAATAGTGGAACATCAGCTTTTAACCAAGATATTGATTCCTGGGATGTGAGTAGTGTGACTAATATGTCTTCAATGTTTATGAACTCCACGTCTTTTAATAACGATATTACCGGATGGGATGTTAGCAGCGTTGTTTATATGGGTAGTATGTTTAAAAGCGCAGTCTCTTTCAATGTAGCTATAGGAAATTGGGATGTGAGTAATGTGATTAATATGTCTGAAATGTTTAACGGTGCAACAGTTTTCAATAAAAACTTATCAGGTTGGTGTGTTACAAATATTACCTCAGAACCAACTGATTTTAGTACCTCATCAGCGCTAACTAACGCTAATAAGCCGGTTTGGGGTACTTGTCCGTAGATAAATAAATAAATAAATAAATAAACCAAAATTAAAAACAAAGATTATGACAACTTACAATTGGAATTGCAAAACAGTAGATTGCTACCCAGAACAAGACAACGAAGCAGATGTAGTGTACAATGTTCACTGGATTGTAACAGGTACCTCAGAGGACTCTGAAGACCCTGAAGGGAAAAGCTACTCAGCTACAAATATTGGAACACAAACTCTAGACACAAGTCAGATAACAGAATTCATACCGTTTGATCAATTAACAAATGATGAAGTAGTTGCTTGGACTAAAGGGGCAATGGGTGACGAACAAGTTGCTAGCATTGAAGCAAGCATACAAAGTCAAATAGATAGTTTGATTACACCTACAAGTGTTACACTAACTATCGGAGAGCCTGTACCACCAACACCTGAGGTTGAAGAGCCGCAAGAGCCTGAAGCTGAAGATTAATTAGGTAAAAATCGAAGAAAACGAGTAATAATACTCGTATACCTGAAAAAGGTAAATTAAATCAAATCAAATTAAATTAAATATGAACGGAATTGTCAAAAACTTGAACTTTGGTGACGATGCTAGAGATCAAGTATTTAAAGGAATAGAGAAGTTAGCAAATGCTGTCAGCTCTACATTAGGAGCTGGCGGTAAATGCGTGATGCTAGAAGATGATACGGGTAAACCCGTGATAACAAAAGACGGTGTTACTGTGGCTGATTCTATAATATTGTTTGATCCAGTGGAAAACATGGGATCCACATTGTTAAAGGAAGCTGCTAGAAAAACTGTTCAAGAAGCAGGTGACGGTACAACTACCGCAACTGTTTTAGCTCACGCTATATTAAAAGAAGCTTATGCTGTTTCAGAAAAGAAAAATGCCAGAGAAATAAAAGATGGTATAAATTCTGCGGTTGAAAAAGTAATTAAGTATTTAGAAAAGCTAGCGGTTGACGTGAAAGGAGACATGCTGGATAATATAGCTTCTATATCCGTTAACAACGACAATGAATTAGGTTCTATTATAGCTGATGCGTTTAGGTCTGTAGACAATACAGGTATTGTAATGATGGAAACTGCCGGTGACGGTAAAACTGTTTCTGAATTAATTGAAGGTGTACCTTACGACAAAGGTTTAACAAATTCTCATTTCATTACAAACGAACAAACAAAAACAGCTGAATTAGAAAATCCATTAGTATTAATCATGGAATCACCAGTTAATACTATAAGAGATATACAAAAAGTGCTGGAGTACGTAATAAAAAACAATAAACCTTTGCTTATTATAGGCGACTTAGAACAAGGTGTTTTATCAACTCTGGCTACCAATAAAAAGAAAGGTAACCTAAAAGTAAATGTAATCAATGCTCCTACTTATGGTATTAGCAAACGTGAAGTACTTGAAGATCTATCTTTACTAACTGGTGCTACAATAGTCAATGAAGATTTAGGCGATGACCTTGATTCAATTGATGTAGAGTATTTAGGATCTTGTTTAAAAAGTGTTACCTCACACGAGGACACTGTTATAACGGTCTCTGAGGCATCCGAAAAGATAAAGGATGTAATACGTAGCATAAAAGAAAAGCTTACTAATAACACGCTAAAAAGCTGGGAAGTTATAAAGCTTGAAAAAAGATTATCAATGTTAACCGCTAAAATTGCAGTGGTTAAAGTTGGTGCAAACTCTGAAGTAGAGTTAAAAGAGAAAACTGATAGAGTTGAAGATGCTATCTGTGCAACAAAAGCAGCCGTAAAAGAAGGTATTGTACCAGGTGGTGGCGTTGCATTATTAAATGCTTCAACATATATTAAAAGTGAAGGACTAGGTGAAGAAGTTTTATTAAGAGCTATAAAAGCCCCTTACTTTACAATATTAGAAAATGCAGGTATCACAGCATCGCAATCACAAGACAAAGGTATTGGTTTGAATGCAATAACGGGAGAACCTGTAGATATGGTTAAACACGGTATAATTGATCCGTTAATGGTAACCAAAAGTGCATTAAGAAATGCTGCATCCGTAGCTACTACTATATTATCAACTGATTGTGTAATTAATAATTTAAGAGCAAATGAAGGCGATAGGTAGAAACTTAATAATAAAGAAACAAAAAGAAGGAGTGGCCGCTACTAAAGGCGGCTTACTTCTTGCCGAAAAACAAAGGGAAGATATAAGATACATTAAAGCATCCGTAATATCTCCCGGAGAAGAAGCAACCAAAGCAGGTCTAAATGAAGGTGATTTAATTTACTACGATAGACACGCTGGTCACACAATAGAAATAGAAGGTGATCCGTATCAAGTTATAAAAATGCAAGATATAGTTGTAGTTTTATGAGAATAGATGCTAGTGATGTTAAAAAATTAGGGTTGTTAAAACACTACAGAATCATACGAAAATGGGCATGTAGAAATAATGACTTAAACGACGCTGATCTAGAACTATTAATTTATTTAGATTGTTTAGATATGTTTACTAAGCAAGATTTTAAAACAGGTACGTTTTCATACAGTTGGGATAATAGAAGATGGAATAAGTTATTGAAGGAAGACTGGATTTCTGTTTGGCGAAAAAGAAATAGAACTACTCAAAAGTATCATATATATAAAGTATCATTTAAAGGTAAGCAGCTTATAAATAGAATTTATAGGATAATGCTAGGTCAGGATGATATACCTACGAGTAGTAGAAATAGAATAATGAAAGGAAACACTTACACTGATAAAGTACTAAGTGTGTCTATAAAAAACGTCAATAAAGATGAAACAAGATGAAAACTTATTGGGTCAACCAATTTTCCAAAATCCGGGAGCGCCTGTACCTTCAAATGAAATGGGGAATGCTAAACCTGTATTTAATCCAAATCAAGCTGCAAACGCTCAGTATGTATTTGGAACACCAGATCAAAGAGCTAAAAGCATGCCTCAAAGAGAAATAACACCTTTATATTTTGAAGATCAAAATGGAGATGGTGAAATTACTAGAGCTGATGTTATAAAAGCTAGAGTTGAAGGATATAAAAAATAAAATAAAAAAAATAAAGATATGGATAACATTAATAAAAAAGCATCAGGTCAAAACGCTATATGGGATGGACCATTAGATTTAGACGCGCTACCAAAAGGTAAAGGATCTAGTTCAGGTAAATACGGAATGGAAATTTCTAAAGCACACTGTGGGTGTAGCTCTATGAAAGGACCTATCACGCAACGAGCTAAATAGTAAACTATGCTAGCTCAGGATGTAAAATTATACGCAATAAACCTCGCCACAATGGCAGTAACTATGACTAATATAGAAGTATATTTAAAAATATTATTACTACTGGTAACTATAGGTTATACGTTATCTAAGTGGGTTAAATTAAAAGAATAAGATATGGCATTTACACAATCATCAAGTCCCTTTTTAAAAAAGAGTAAACCACCAGCGCCTTCTAAAAAGAAGTCTAAAGGATATTACAACAAAGCAAACAAAACAGGCACAGGAGCGGCTGCTGGCGGAGGCATGTCTGAAAAAGGTGTTAAAAAATACAAAAGAGATAACCCTGGTAGTAAATTGCAAACGGCTGTAACAACTCCACCTTCTAAATTAAAGAAAGGAAGTAAAGCTGCTAAAAGAAGAAAATCATTCTGCGCTAGATCAAAAGGCTGGACCTCAGAAAGAGGAAGAGCTGCTAGAAGAAGATGGAATTGTTAATAATAAATATATATAAAGATGAAAAATTACAACAAGCAAGAAAAGAAAAACTTAATTAAAGACAATCCTATTGTAGACAAAGGGTCTGCTGTTAAAAATCTTAACAAAGGATATGGATCTGAATTAGGTAAATCTCCATTAGCTATGAAAGGTTCTTGGATGTCTAAGCACTGTAAAAAGTAAGTTAATGGCTTTTAAATTACAAAATCCTCCATACGCTATAGATAATACACCTATTTATAGCGTAGATATGGAAGACGGAGTTTTAGGTAAAGCCAATAATAATGGTACTATTGTTATAAACAATAATTTATCACCAGCTAAATTAAACAGTGTTATAAACCACGAAAAGGTACACATAGATCAAATGAAGCGCGGTGATTTAGATTATGATGATAACAATGTATACTGGAAAGGTAAAAAATATTCAAGAGCTCAAATGAAAGAGGGAGCTAAAAATCTACCTTGGGAAGCTGAGGCATATAGAAAAGCAAAGTAAATGAAAAAGATATTAGAATTTTTCAGTACTAAAGTCTTTAAACAAGTCGGTGATGTAGTTGATAGTTTATTTACCAGCGAAGAAGAAAGGCTAAATGCTAGAAATGAAATATTCAAAGTATTACAAGATGCTCAATTAGAGCTTCAAAAAATGCAAACTGAGATTATTGTAGCAGAAGCTAAAGGTAATTGGTTGCAAAGAAGCTGGAGACCAATACTAATGCTTTCATTTGGTTTTATAATTATATACACTAAGTTTATATCACAGTTATCTACAAGACTTGTAACACCTGTTCTAGAGCCTGAATTTTGGCAGTTACTAGAAATAGGTATTGGAGGTTATGTAATTGGTAGAAGTGGCGAAAAAATAGTGGATAAGCTAGGGCCTTTATTTAAAAAGTAAAAAGATTAAAAACAAGTAATAATAGTAATAACAGTAACCAATTAAATTAAATAAAATGGGAAAATTAACAGATGAACAATTAAAGTCTATTAAAGACGCAACAGGAAAAATGAACTCTATACTTACAGAAGTAGGATTTTTAGAGGCAAGAAAAGCAGAATACCTATCAGCACATTTTGAAGCTGTAAAAGAATTAGATGGTATTAAGGCTGAAATCAGAGAAGAGTATGGTGACATCACTGTAAACTTAGCTGATGGTACTTATGAAGAAGCTAAGCAAGAAGAAGAAACAAAAACTCTTGAGATAGCGGAATAATGAGTTCTGTTGTAAGAAAAATAAGTATAGGTTCTGACTATAAGAATGACGCTATGCACTATTCAGTAGGGCAAAACGTTTATGGTGGACATACTATAGATTGTATACTACATGACACGCAGTCTAATTCTTACAGTATTTACATAAAGAAAGGAAATGAGGTAATGCCATGGAAGAAGTTTAATTCTAACATGGCAATATCCGTTGAGTATGATTTAGAATATTAAATGAGAAGTCTATACGATTTTATCGTCAAACCTATTGGCGATAGATACGATAACAAAATAAAGCTAGGCGACGTTACATTAATACTAAACACTAAAATTGAAGACTTTAAGTCTGTAAACAATTTAGCTATAGTGGTTGAAACACCAAAAGCTTTTAAAACAAGTATAAAAAAAGGAGACATAATAATAATACATCATAATGTATTTAGAGTTTTTTATGATATCCGAGGTAATAAGAAAAGAAGTAGATCTCATTTTAAAGATGATTTACACTTTTGTTCAGCAGATCAAATATATTTGTATAAAAATACAGAGGATTGGAAATCATTTGGAGACAGATGCTTTGTAATGCCTTTAAAAAACAAAGACACTTTAAGATCACAAAAAGAGCAAGACCTTATTGGTATATTAAAAATAGGTAATAGTTCTTTAAAAGCGCTTAATATCAATCCAGGAGACACAGTAGGGTTTACGCCAGGCAGTGAATGGGATTTTATAATAGACGATCAAAGAGTTTATTGTATGAAATCTAATGATATTGTAATTAAGTATGAACACAAAGGAAACCAAGAAGAATATAATCCTAGCTGGGCAAAAAGCGGTTAAGGAGTTAATTAAAGTGGCAGAAGAAAAGATCGTTGACTCAGAAGATGATTTATCAGCTGACAGACTTAAAAATGCTGCCGCAACAAAAAAATTAGCTATATTCGATGCTTTTGAAATACTTGCTAGAATAGAAGAGGAGGATGAAAGATTAAATGAAAACCCAAAAGAAGCTAAAGAAGAAAAAGCTTTTAGAGGTTTTGCAGAAGGAAGATCTAGATAATGTACGAACAAACCTTAGTAACGGTATTAAAAGACTATATTAAACCCAAGATATTTAAAAGGTTAAACAGATATAAGAAATGGGAGTACGGTTATAACGAAGAATATGACGTTGTTGTAATCAGTAGGACTGGACAGATAGGAGAGGTTTACGAAATACAAGGAGTAAAAATAGCATTACCAAAAAAAGATGATGTTGTTAAATTTGAAGGAGACAAGTGGAAACACACGGAATACCCAAAAGAGCTTTCAAAAATAAAATCGGTATTTGATTGGGACGAATACCCTTCACAGTTTAAAGAAAAGTGGTATGACTATATTGATACAGAATTTAAAAGGCGTGAAGAAGGTTTTTGGTTTTTTAATAAAGACAAGCCTTCTTATATTACTGGTACTCACTACATGTACTTGCAGTGGTCCAAAATTGATGTTGGGGCAGCAGACTTTAGGGAGTCAAACAGATTATTCTTTATATTCTGGGAAGCTTGTAAAGCAGATGTACGTTGTTACGGAATGTGCTATCTTAAGAACAGACGGTCAGGGTTTTCTTTCATGGCCTCAGGCGAAACGGTTAATCAAGCTACAATATCCACAGACTCCAGATTCGGAATTTTATCAAAGTCTGGTCCAGATGCGAAAAAGATGTTTACTGATAAAGTTGTACCCATCTCGGTTAATTATCCCTTCTTCTTCAAACCAATCCAGGACGGTATGGACAGGCCGAAGACGGAACTTGCGTACAGAGTACCCGCGTCCAAATTTACGAGAAAAAAGCTTGATACCAATGAAAAGCTACAAGAGATTACCGGTCTCGATACCACGATCGACTGGAAGAACACCGGGGACAACTCGTACGACGGGGAAAAATTAAAACTATTAGTCCACGATGAAAGTGGTAAATGGGAAAGACCTACAAACATATTAAATAACTGGAGGGTTACAAAAACTTGTTTGAGATTAGGTTCAAAAATTATAGGTAAGTGTATGATGGGTAGTACATCAAACGCTTTAGATAAAGGCGGTGAGAACTTTAAAAAACTATACTATGACTCCGACGCAACAAAAAGAAATGCAAATGGACAGACTCGTTCGGGACTCTATAGCTTGTTCATTCCTATGGAATGGAACTACGAGGGATACATTGATTCTTATGGATTTCCTGTATTTGAAACGCCAAAAAAACCAGTTGAAGGTCCTGACGGATCACCTATAAGACAAGGTGTAATTGAATACTGGAACAATGAAGTTGAAGGATTAAAAGGAGATCAAGATGGTTTAAACGAATACTACCGTCAGTTTCCAAGAACAGAGCAACACGCTTTTAGGGATGAAGCAAAACAATCTCTGTTTAACTTAACAAAGATATACGAACAAATAGATTATAACGAGGACCTTAGAAATACATCGATAATAACCACTGGAAGTTTTATGTGGGAAAACGGTATAAAAGACACTAAGGTAATATTTGTACCAAATAAAAACGGTAGGTTCAATGTTAGCTGGGTGCCTCCTGTACATATGCAAAACAGGGTTGTAGTAAAAGGTAATACGAAATATCCAGGTAACGAGCACTGTGGTGCTTTCGGATGTGATAGCTATGATATATCAGGTACGGTTGACAAAAGAGGTTCTAACGGAGCATTGCATGGTTTAACTAAGTTTAGTATGGAAGATGTTCCGCCTAATAGATTCTTTTTAGAGTATATAGCTAGACCTCAAACTGCTGAGATATTTTTTGAAGATGTATTGATGGCTTGCATATTTTACGGTATGCCATTACTTGCGGAAAATAACAAACCTAGATTACTGTATCATTTTAAAAGAAGAGGTTATAGAGGCTTTTCAATGAACAGACCTGATAAAAGATTAAACAAATTATCTGTAACTGAAAGAGAAATAGGTGGTATACCAAACTCCAGTGAAGATATAAAGCAAGCACACGCTGCAGCTATAGAATCATATATAGAAACTTGTGTTGGACGAACAGAAGCCGGTTATGGAGATATGTACTTTCAAAGAACATTAGAAGACTGGGGTAAATTCAATATAAACAATAGAACAAAGCATGATGCTTCTATAAGTTCTGGGTTAGCAATAATGGCTTGTAATAAAAACTTATATTCACCGGTTAGTCCAGTGCAAAAAAAGGTTTACGATTTAGGAATTAAAAGATATGACAATAGAGGTTCTACGTCTAAAATATTAAGATAAATGAAAATACAAACAAATACCGATAGTTCTTTCCCTAACCAGGTTGTTAGCGACGAAGTAAAAGCTAGTTACGATTACGGCTTGCAAGTCTCTAGAGCTATTGAACAAGAGTGGTTCAATCAAGGAAGAGGTAATGGTAATAGATACTTAAATAATTGGAATAGCTTTCACTCATTACGGTTATACGCAAGAGGAGAGCAATCAATACAAAAGTACAAAGATGAGTTGTCTATAAATGGCGATTTATCTTATCTTAATTTAGACTGGAAGCCAATACCAGTTATATCAAAATTTGTTGATATTGTTGTAAACGGTATGTCAAATAAATCGTATGATATAAATGCGTTTGCTCAAGATCCATTTTCTGTAAAAAGCAGAACGGATTATGCAGCAGCTGTTGAAAAAGATATGAATACCAAAAAAGCTTTGTTAAATATAAAGCAAAACTTAGGTATGGACTTTTCAACAACAGGAGATTTAGAAAGCTTACCTGAAAACAGAGAAGAATTAGATATACATTTACAAATGACTCCTAAGCAAAACGTAGAGATTGCGGAAGAAGAAGTTATAAATAATGTATTAGCTTTTAATAAATATGAGCAAACAAAAAAACGATTAGCTCATGATTTAACTACTATAGGTATTGGAGCTGTTAAAACATCATTTAACAAGGCTGAAGGTATAGTTACTGATTATGTTGACCCTGCTAATATGATATACTCATATACAGAAGATCCAAACTTTGAAGACATATATTATGTGGGTGAAGTAAAATCTATATCATTAGCGGAACTTAAAAAACAATTCCCGTCATTATCAGCATCAGAATTAGAAAAGATACAGGATATGCCTGGTAATTCTCAGTATGTAACTAACTGGGGTAACTACGATGCTAATACAATTCAAGTTTTATACTTTGAATACAAAACATATTCAGATCAAGTATTTAAAATAAAGAAAACAGATCAAGGATTAGAAAAGACGTTAGAAAAACCTGACACATTTAATCCTCCAGCTAATGATAACTTTGAAAGAATATCTAGAACAATAGAGGTGTTGTATTCAGGTGCAAAAGTATTGGGTACAAATATTATGTTAGACTGGAAGCTAGCAGAGAATATGACAAGACCTACAGCTGATACTACAAAAGTAATGATGAATTACTGTATATCGGCACCTAGAATGTACAAAGGACGCATAGAATCTATAGTTAGTAAGATCACTAGCTTTGCTGATATGATTCAAATAACGCATCTTAAATTACAACAAGTAATGTCTAGAATAGTACCAGACGGTGTGTTCTTAGATATGGATGGGTTAGCTGAAGTTGATTTAGGTAACGGTACAACATACAATCCAGCTGAAGCATTAAACATGTACTTCCAAACAGGTTCTGTTGTAGGTAGATCACTTACACAAGACGGTGAATTGAATAGAGGTAAAGTACCTGTACAAGAATTATCATCTTCAAGTGGTCAAGCAAAAATACAAAGTTTAATTGGTACATACCAGTATTACTTACAAATGATAAGAGATGTTACTGGATTAAATGAAGCTAGAGACGGTAGTGCTCCAAGTAAAGATTCATTGGTAGGTTTACAGAAAATGGCGGCTAACGCTTCTAATATTGCAACTAAACACGTATTAGATTCTTTACTTTACTTAACTGTTAGAACTTGCGAAAATATAAGTTTAAAAGTAGCCGACGTTATTGAAAATCCTTTAACAGAAAATGCTTTAACAAACGCTATAAGCACGTTCAATACAAAAACTCTTGAAGAGTTAATGAATTTACAGCTGCATGACTTTGGTATTTATTTAGAACTTGAACCAGAAGAAGAAGAAAAAGCTTTGTTAGAGCAAAACATACAAGTAGCTTTACAAACACAAGCAATAGCTTTGTCTGATGCAATTGATATTAGACAAATAAAAAATATAAAGTTAGCCAATCAATTCTTGAAGCTTAGACAAAAACAAAAAATAAAAAGAGAGCAAGAACAACAACAAGCTAACATTCAGGCACAAGCGCAAGCAAATGCTGAAGCATCTGAAAAAGCTGCAATGGCTGAGGTGCAAAAACAACAAGCACTTACTCAAGAGAAGGTAAGTATAGAACAAGCGAAGTCACAGTTTGAAATACAAAGAATGCAAACTGAAGCTCAAATAAAAAGAGAGTTAATGGCTGAAGAGTTCAACTTCAATATGCAGCTAGCTCAAGTAAGAGCAAATGCAGAAGGAAGTAAAGAAAAAGAAATTGAAGATAGAAAAGATAAAAGAATAAAAATGCAGGGATCTCAGCAGTCTGAGTTAATACAACAAAGGCAAACAGAGGGATTACCTAAAAACTTTGAATCATCAGGAAACGATGTGCTAGGTGGATTCGGAATAGAAGAGTTCGGTCCTAGCTAATAAACAATTATTTAATTATATTATATTATGTCAGAAGTAAAACAAGAAGGGGATTTTAAAATCAAATCCAAGAAAACAAGTCCTAAGCAATTAGGCAATCAATCTAACGAGCCTATAAAGGTTAACATAGATGAAGTAAAAGAACCAGTAGCTGAAGAAGTTGCTAAGGTAGTAATACCAGAGGTCAAAGAAGACGTAGTTGAGGAACCTGTCGTAGTCGTTAACGATACACCGGACGATACTGCACAAGATGGTATTATAGAAATTGTAGACGAAGAACCCGTTCAAGAGCCTGAAAAAGTTATTGAACAACAACCTCAACCAGTAGCTGAACAAAGAGCGCTACCGGAAAACATAGATAAGCTTGTTACTTTTATGGAAGAAACAGGGGGATCAGTGGAAGACTACGTTAGATTAAACGCAGACTACTCAAGTGTCGATGATAAAACGCTATTAAAAGAATATTACAAACAAACAAAACCTTATCTAGAATCAGATGACGTTAGCCTACTATTAGAAGACTACGATTATGATGAGGACATAGATGAGGAAAGAGATATACGCAAAAAGAAAATTGCGTTTAAAGAAGAAGTTGGAAAAGCTAAAAGCTTTTTGGAAAAAACCAAGAGTAAATATTACGACGAAATCAAGTTGAGACCCGGCGTTACTCAGGAACAACAAAAAGCAACAGAGTTTTTCAACCGATATCAAGAAGATCAGAAGATAGCTGAGCAACAGCATTCGGACTTTAAATCAAAAACAAATGATTACTTTACTAATGAATTCAAAGGTTTTGACTTCAATGTAGGTAAAAAGAAGTTTAGATATGGTTTACAAGATCCTAATAAAGTTGCAGAGAACCAATCAAGCATTAACAATTTCGTAGGAAAGTTTCTTGACGAAAGCGGTAATATAAAAGACACGAAAGGTTATCACAAAGCTATTTATATCGCTTCAAATGCTGACAAGATTATTAATCATTTTTATGAACAAGGAAGAACAGATGCTACTAAAGAAATAGTTAGCAATTCTAAAAATCCAAGTACAGAGCCAAGGCAAACTAGCTCTAGTGAGTTTGTAAACGGAATAAAAGTTAAGTCAATAAGCGGTTATGATTCTTCTAAACTTAGAATTAAAACAAAAAAATTTAACTAAAAAAATTAAAAAATTATGGCAAATGTAAGCCCAGCGTTTGGAAGCTTAATCCCAACGCAAAAAAAGCAAGCCTTAGAAGGCAATTATTTAAACTTTACCGATGGTACGAATGATTTCGCACAACAGTACTTACCAGAAATCTATGAAGCTGAAGTAGAGCGTTATGGAAACAGAACCTTAGGTGGTTTCTTAAGAATGGTAGGAGCTGAAATGCCAATGACTTCTGATCAAGTAGTATGGTCTGAGCAAAATAGATTACACATTTCATACGAGAATGTAATAGCAACTGCAGCTGGAGCTGTTGGAGCTAAAGTATCTACTTTAACTATTCCTGTTGGTGGATCTGGAGCAACTCTTATTGAGAATGTTGTATCTCCTGGTTCTACAATCGTAGTAATGAATCCAGCAACTGGAGCAGAATTAAACTGTTACGTTGTTGCTTCTGGAGCTACTCCTGGAAGTGCATTAGGCGCTGGTGTATTAACTGTTGCTCCTTATTCGCAAGAAGCTTTAGATGGAACTGGAGCTGGAGCTGCTGAAGTAGATTTAGTAACTGGTGGACCAAACCTTAAAATCTTTGTATACGGATCTGAGTACGGAAAAGGAACTGGAGATGCTAACAGAATTTCTGTAACGCCTTCTTTCACTCAATACTCTAACTCTCCTATTATCATTAAAGACAAGTATGCTATCAACGGATCTGACACTGCTCAGATTGGATGGGTTGAAGTAGCTACTGAGTCTGGTCAGGGAGGTTTCTTATGGTACTTAAAAGCTGAATCTGAAACAAGATTACGTTTTGAAGACTACCTAGAAATGTCTATGGTAGAAGGTGAATTAAAATCTGGAAGTTCAACTACAACTGCTAAAGGTACTGAAGGTCTTTTTGCTGCTGTTAAAAGCCGTGGAAATGTATTAGTAGACTTTACTGCAGCAACTGGTTTAGCTCAGTTTGATTCAATTCTTAAAAACTTAGATACTCAAGGAGCTATCGAAGAAAACATGTTATTCTTAAATAGAGAAACTTCTCTAGACTTTGATGATATGTTAGCTGGAGTTGGACAACAAGCTGGAACAGCTGCTTACAACGGCGGTAGTTCTTTTGGTGTATTCGAAAATTCTGAAGAAATGGCATTGAACTTAGGTTTCTCTGGATTCAGAAGAGGTTCTTATGACTTCTACAAGACTGACTGGAAATACTTAAACGATGCTTCTACTCGTGGAGGTGTTGCTGATGCTGGAATCGAAGGAGTATTAGTACCTGCTGGAACTTCTACAGTTTACGATCAAATATTAGGAACTAACATCAGAAGACCTTTCTTACACGTAAGATATAGAGCTTCTCAAGCTGATGATAGAAGAATGAAAAACTGGATCACTGGATCTGTAGGTGGCGCTGCTACTTCTGATTTAGATGCTATGGAGGTTCACTTCTTATCTGAAAGATGTTTAGTGACTCAAGCGGCTAACAACTTTGTGTTATTCACAGACTAGTACCGATTAAATTAATGTAGTAGTTACCCTTGTTGAACTGACAGGGGTAATTATTACTCTTATTAAAAATTTTATTATATTATATTATGGCAGCAAATGCAAAAAAGCCTACAGCTAAAAAGCCTGTAGCAAATAAAGAAATAGTACAAGAGCAAGAAGTAATGACTGCTCCAAAAAAACAAGAACCAGCAAAACCAAGTTGGGAAATAAAAGATAGAATGTATATAGTTATAGGTCAAGCGCCTTTAACTCTTACAATTTCATCAAAACATACATCAAGACATCCTTTGTTATATTTTGATAAAGAAAAAGGTATTCAAAGAGAGATTAGGTATGCAACCAATCAAAACTCTCCTTTTATAGATGAACAAAACGGTCAAGCAACATTAGGGCATATAATGTTTAAAGACGGCGTTTTATATGTTAAAAAGGAACAACAAAACTTACAAAAATTACTATCTTTATATCATCCATTATTAGGTAATAAATACTACGAGCATAATCCAGTAGCTATAGCCGAAGATGAATTAGAAGATTTAGAAGTTCAAATAGATGCAATGATGGCTGCGAGAACTATGGATGTTGATGATGCTGAAGCAATACTTCGCGTTGAGTTAGGGTCTAAAGTTTCAACCATGACAACTAAAGAACTAAAGAGAGATCTATTATTGTTTGCTAAAAGACAACCAGATTTATTTATGGAATTAGCAAATGACGATAATGTACAATTAAGAAACATAGCTATAAAAGCTTCCGAAATGGGTATCATTAAATTGTCACAAGATCAAAGAACATTTACTTGGGGATCAAACGGTAGAAAGTTAATGACTGTACCTTTTGATGAAAATCCCTACTCTGCAATGGCAGCTTACTTTAAAACCGACGAAGGTGTAGAAGTTTACAGGTCAGTAGAGAAAAACTTGGAATAACATGTAATATTAATATTAGCTGGTCACTTAACGTGGCTGGCTGGTATTATAATAAAAAAATAAATAATGGCTATAAATGTAGATTTAGTTTATAAAACTGTCTTATTAATACTTAACCAACAGCAAAGAGGTTATATAACTCCAGACGAGTTTAATAAAGTAGGTAATCAAGTTCAGCAAGGTATATTTGAAAAATATATGAGTGATCTGAATCAACAGTTACGTATACCTGAAAATGACAACGAGTATGCTAACAGAGTTAAAAACCTAGAAGAAAAACTAGATATATTTAAAACAATAGCTACACCCACATTTACAACAGATCACTTCACAACCGCTTCATTGCCAAACTTTTATAGGCTAGGTACTGTAATTTATAACGATACTATTGAAGCTCAAATGGTGGAAAGAAACGAATGGTACAAAATAAAAAAAGCACCATTACTTGCACCAACTAAAAAACAACCTGTATTTTTATACGAAGACACCAAGATAAGTGTATACCCAACAAGTATAACATCTGATATTCAAGTATCTTACTTGAAACAACCTGCAATGATAAATTGGGGATATTCAGTTGGTAGCTTGGGGCAATATATCTACGACGCTAGTTCTTCAGTAAACTTTGAACTACATCCATCTGAGCAAGTCGATGTTGTTACAGGTATATTATTATACTCAGGTGTTATAATACAAGATCCTACTATAATACAAGTAGCAGCTCAAAAAATACAACAAGAAGACATAAACGAAAAATCTTAATAATACATGGGCTTAATTACAGAAAATAATCAGCAATATTACGCAGGTGTACAAAAGTTCTTATCTGCAGCTGGTGCTGGACAAGCCTTCACAACTACATTTGATACTGAACTAGTATTAGGTAGTTATGATCCTCTTCAGCCAACCTATGCTTTAAACAACTTTAAGTTATACACCGCAAACGCCGGTGTTTTAACATATACAGAATACACTTCAGCTTACACTGTTTCAGGTAATACAATAACATTTACAGGTAATTTAGCAGCTAATACAAGTATTGTTGTTCAATTAAAAATATTAAGCGGTGGTGAATACGGAAACAGAGATGCTTATGGTAATACTGTTGAAGAAAATTACGGTAGTTACAGTTACATATCTTTAGAGGATGTAATAAATAACTTTCAAATAGCTTATGTCGGAACAGGTAAATTAATACCTAGTTGTAAAAGAACTGATATAATATTCCACGCTAAACGTGGAATGCAGGAATTTAGCTATGATACATTAAAAAGTATAAAGTCACAAGAATTAAATATACCCCCTGAATTAAGTGTTGTGATACCACAGGATTATGTAAACTATACTAAGGTATCTTGGATAGATCAATTAGGTGTTAAAAGACCTATATACCCTGCAAACAATTTAACTACAAACCCATTTGAAAATCCTATACAAGATTCTAAAGGTGTACCAACGCAAGATAACTTTGGCAACAACGTTGAGGGAACATCGATAACAGAAGAAAGATGGCGAACAGCAGATGATACTTTGATAAATCAAGATAATGTAGAAGATTTATATAACGAAGGATATGACAATTGGGGATGGGATGAACAGCTTTTAGGTCAAAACTACGGATTAGATCCTCAGTATGCTCAAGTAAACGGATGGTTTACTATAAACCACAGAGAAGGCAAGATGTCTTTCTCAAGTAATTTAGCTGGTGCACTTATAGTTTTAGAGTATATATCTGACGGATTAGCTTACGATATGGACACTCAAGTTCCTAAGTTAGCGGAAGAGGCTCTATATGCTCATATAAGCCACGCTATCGTAGCTTCTAGAATAAACCAACCTGAATATATAGTTAGAAGATTAAAGCAAGAGAGAAGCGCTAAATTAAGAAATGCTAAATTAAGATTATCAAATATAAAACTTGATGAAATAGTTCAAGTAATGAGAGGTAAATCTAAATGGATAAAACACTAGAATTAAATGGCTGAAATTAAAAATACATTTCTTAAAGGCAAGATGAATCAAGATCTTGACTCTCGTATATTACCTAACGGTGAATATAGAGAAGCTATTAACCTTTGCTTAAGCAGATCAGAGGGTTCTACCGTTGGTGAATTTGAAAATATTTTAGGTAATAAATCAATATCACAAACAGAAAATTCAGCTATTATAATAGGTTTTTATGTAGACGAATCTAACAATAGGGTATTTATTTTCGCAACTGATCACAATGATGCAAGTGGAGCATATAACAGTTCTTCAAATAATTATATATACGAGTTATCTTTATCTGGTAATTATAACAAAGAAACACTAGTAAGCGGGGCTTTTTTAAATTTCAATCAGTCGTTTCCAGTAATTGGAGTTAACTTAGTGGAAGATCTTTTATTTTTCACAGATAACTTAAACCAACCTCGTAAAATAAACGTAACGCTAGCTAAAAACACTAATCATTATACAAAGGAAGATCAAATATCCGTAGCTAAGTATGCTCCTTGTGAGCCTATTATAACTATAGATAGAATTGTTGTTACAGCGTCATCTGCAGTAACATCTAGTACTATAAGCGTAAGTGACTCTACTGGTATAAATCCAGGTGATGCAGTGTTTCCATTAGAAACAATAACAGTGCCTAGTGGATGGGACAATAGAGTATACGTTGTATCGGTAAATCCAGGAGGAGTAGCTAATACAATAACTTTATCAAAGTCAGTGACTGTTAGTCTTGGTGAAAAATTATCTATAACAAGGTCAACAGCTACTAACAAAACAAACGAATATAATTCTAACGGTATTAAGATACAATCTTTTACTACATCAGGCACCGGTGTTGCTACTATTTATCAAGTAACTTTACCGGCTTTAAACGGAGAAGCATCTGTTATACCTAAATTAGGTGATTTAGTCGTGATAACTGATGTAGCTGGTGCAGTTAATTATCTACCAAATAATACCTCTATAACAAGTGCAACTACAGCAGCAAGTTTTGTAGGCGAAACTTTAAATTGGGAAATTACATTATCTAATGCGCCTATAAATTTACCGATACCCGCATCTGCTTTTATTAAGCTAGGTGTTAATAAAGACTACGATCCTTTGTGGTCTCAACAAGACTCTAATTCTAAATTCTTAGAAGATAAATTTGTTAGATTTAGTTACAGGTTTAAGTTTGAAGATAATGAACATTCTTTAATGGCTCCTTTTACACAACCTATATTTATACCTAAACAATTTAGTAACTTTGGTGGAGGAGGAAAATCTTTAACCGAGGACATGGATGATGCTTACAAATCAACTATAATTGCATGGTTTGAAAACAATGTTCAAAATATACTATTAAAAATACCTCTTCCTTATAACACGCTACAACAAAACATAAATAATCTTTTAATAAAAGATATAGATATACTTTATAAAGAATCTGATGCTCTAGCTGTAAAGGTTTTAAATACTGTAGATATAATAAACCTGCCTAACAAGTCAACCGCTTTAGAATATATAGAGTGGTATGATCCTGTTCACGGGGATAATGACACTTACTACTACCCTTACAACTATGCTTCTAGTAAGCCATATAAAACACTTCCTAACAACGATATCACTAGAGTATATGATAAAGTACCTGTAAAAGCGTTATCACAAGAAATTATAGGCAATAGAGTTGTTTATGGTAATTACATAGATAAACATTCAAGCCCATCTAATATACCCTATGCTGCTATAGTAAAAGATAGAGATGCTTATAGTACTAATACAGTAGAATATCCAGCTCACACTTTAAAACAAAACAGAACTTATCAAGTAGGTTTTATATTGGTTGATAGATACGGTAGGCAATCTAATGTTATATTGTCTTCACATGACTACAATGAAAATGAAGAGGGTGGATCAACCGTATATGCACCATACAAAACGTATGCTCAACAAGAAAATAACTCTAAAGTTATAGATTGGTTAGGTGATGCTTTAAGTGTTAGAATAGATTCCGCTATAGGTACTGAAAACACAGGGGGCCAGCCCGGAGTATACAATGGTGACCCTACATCTAGTGCTTATAATCCTTTAGGTTGGTATTCATACAAAATAGTTGTTAAACAACAAGAGCAAGAATACTATAATGTTTACTTGCCTGGTTTTGTAAACGGCTATCCTATACTTAATTCAACAGAAAAAGATAAAACATCTTTCTCTGTATTACTTAGTGACAATATAAATAAAGTACCCAGAGATCTAAACGAAGTAGGGCCTAATGATAGAGAATATAGTAGTAGTGAAACTCTTTTTATAAGAGTAAATAATCCAGCTATAAATACAAATGCAACATTGGGTAATAGACCTTATGGATATCCTCAAAAATTTACACCTTGGAATAAACAGTATTACCCAGATTTATTAAGTCAAAGAGTAACTACTATATCAACAGTTAGAGATTTAGAAATTTCAGCTATTCCTTTTGTTGCAAATGCTCCTGAGGGAGAATATGGATCTGTTATTACAACTAATAGTTACACTTATGAAACGCCTCCATATGGAGGTGCAGTAACTGGGGTTGAAGAAAACACAAACCCAACTGGGTCTATTCCATGGGGACAAGCACCTAAATTGCAGCCATTATATGATTCGGATTCTAATCCTTTTATAATGCAAATAAGCACTGTGCAAAACGGAAAAACTCCAAAACCTCAACCAAGGCCTACTAACCCTGGCCCTATAGGTGCTTATACAACAAACAAAGATAGAACAACAGCTAGTGGACTTATAGTAAGTATGCAACCATTTTTATCAATAGCTGAAACAAAACCATTTGAATCAGTACTAGAATTATTCTACGAAACTTCACTACAGGGTAAGGTCGGTGTTTTGAATGAAATAATAAATAGTCAATATTCAGGAATTATAGGTATTGATGGAAATAACTTTGCTTCTTTTTCAGAAAGCCTTGCTCCAGAAAATCAAATAGGTGGTAGTAATATAATATGGAAAGATGGTTCTGGTAGTAATATAACAGATAATGCTTTGTTTACATCCCCGCCTGCTATATTATCAGCTTATAAAGCTAGTGATGTAGGACAAAATAACAATATAGCTAATCAATTTCAATTAGTCTGGTCAAATATACAAGCCGAGTATCAATTAAAAACAGCCGCTGGATCATATTTCTGGTACAGTGAAAGTTCAGCTAGTAATCCTTCAAACGATGTTTATAATTTAACTTTTCAAACAGTATACGAACCAGCCGCTGGAGAAGAATACACTGATAATACAACATACACTGCAACGCTTACTAATGTTCAACCTTCTTTCACTTTACCTGCTAGTTGCCCTCTTACTTTAACAGGAATAACTACAGGAACTACTGCTATTTATAGCTTTGAAGCTGAAAACGGAAGTAATGTTGCGGGTGGAAACGAAGAAAGTCAGTTAATTTTTGAGCTAGATTCAAGCAACGCTCAAGCTATATTAAATGGATTTAGTATAAGTTCTTCAGGTGTTTTAACAGCAAACTCAGGTACTTTGGTTAACGAAAATGCGTATAGCATAATTGTTAAAGTTACAGATGCTAACGGCTTCGGCTTATCAAATACGTGTACTATTTCATTTACTGTTGGTACAGATCCGGTACCGCAAACTATATGTGCAGGAAGACAAGGAGGTACGAACGCTGAGTGTAATGAAAATATAGAATATCAATTCCTTGCTTACGGAACTAATGAGCAAGTTAGTGGTACTTATGCAGGGACACCATTTAATACGGCATACCCTCCAAATAAAATATATAATGCTAAATACAGATCTACTTTTAACCCTAAAACAACAGGTGCTTTAACACAAGGTAAAATGTATATAAAACCTTACTTACAAAGAGAAACAGTTTTAAGTGATGATGTATATGTTGATTATTTAGTTCAATACAGAGCAACAAGTAGTTCTTCTTGGGCTACAGCTCAATTAGCAAATGGTAATACTTTTGGATCACCTATAGGATATAAAAGAATATCAATCGATAATAGCGGACCTGCTTTTGTTGAGGACTATTGGGAATTTGATGCTGTTGGAGAATACAGAGTTATTGCTTCTAAAATGGCAGGCGCTAATTGCGGTAGCGGTACTAATGCAGGAATTTTCCATGTAAAATTTGGAGATGCCGTATATGGAACAGGACCAAACAGCAGTTGCTATGTTATATAATTCAAAGTAATAATAGTAAAAAACAAGTAATAAATATAATATGTCTATAACACTTGAAGTACCATACTTTAACGCTTATGCGGTTAAAAAGATATCTGATGTACCTTATGAAGATTTGGTGGATAATACTATTACATCGTTGCCATGGTCAGCTCCTCAGGTAGAAGACACTGATCAAGACTGGTATATTGAGGAATCTAGAATTAGGGGAGGTTACAATAATACATCCACTGATTACGGGGTTAAAGCTTATTTAGTTGAAGATAACGATAATCAATCAAGGCTTTCAAATTCATTAATATATTCAGGTGTATTAAATTCAAGAACAGGTATAAATAGAACTAATGAGTTTAGTGTTGCAGAAGAAATAACTAGGAGTGTAGATCCTATTAATGGTAGTATACAAAAGCTTTATGCTGAAGATACCAACTTAATTATATTCCAAGAAAGAAAAGTAAATAGAGCTTTAATAGACAAAGACGCTATATACTCCGCTGAAGGTGGCGCTATAACAACATCTGCTAAATTAGTCATAGGTCAAATAATAGCTTATGCCGGTGAATTTGGTATATCTACAAATCCTGAATCTTTTGCTGTTTATGGTTATCAAAAGTACTTTGCTGACAGAAATAGAAATGCTGTACTTAGATTATCTATGGATGGAATAACCGAAATATCTAACTATGGTATGGCTGATTTTTTCAGAGATCAATCTGGTTTAGTTTCATCAACAGGTAAGATTATAGGTGGTTATGATATATATAATAAAAGTTATACAATGTCCTTACAGCAATCAAATGGAGACTATAAAACATTGTCATTTAGTGAAAATATAAATGGATGGAATAGTTTTTACACATATAAGCCTAGTTTTATGTTTGGCTCTCAGGGACAATTTTATACAACTAATTTAGATTCTGTATATAAGCACTACTCTTTAACTGATAATAGTAATAATCCTATACCAAGAGGTCAATTCTACGGAGTAAATAATGACGCTTCTGTTAAGTTTGTTTTAAATCCAGAGCCTACATCTATAAAAACTTTTAAAACAATTAATTACGAAGGTAGTAATGGATGGGAAGTTATATCTTTAGTTTCTGACGAAACCGGTGCAGACGAATTAAATGGCAACTGGACTAATAATGTTAATCAAGCAACAGTAGATGTTAGTACTCCTAACGCTTATACTAAAATATATAGCTATGATGAAGGTGCTTACTTGGATGGTAATGTCCAATATAGAGCAGGATTTGATAGAAAACAAAACAGATATGTAGCGGCAATACCAAACAATTCACCTACACCTATAGCTGGTCAAGTAATAATGGGGCCTAGTAGTACAGGTATAAAAGCCTACTACGCTACAGTAACCATGAAAACAGATGCAACAACAGATCCAGGTGGATTAAAAGAACTATTTGCAGTAGGCGCAACTTATGGAAGATAAAAAACAAACAACATGATAGAATTTTTAGAAATATTTTTCTTTGGACAAGGTGATGTTCAAATGGCTATAGCTCCCGTAGTTGGTGCTGCTTTAATATCTGGAGGTATTCAGATTATAGGATCTATATTTGGAAGCGGTAGAAGAAGAAGAGCAGAAAGACAAGCTCAGCAAGAGCAAGCTAGATTACAAAGAAAATTAAGTACATTAGAAGCTAGTAGGCAAGAGATAACTAATCCTTATTCAGGAGTAAGTAATTTAAGCGGTTTAGCTCAAGACCTTAGTTCATCGCTTTCTAATCCATATGCTAACTTAAGTGTAGCTACTCAAGCGGCTGAAATGCAAATAGAGCAAGCTGATATATCATTAGCTAACACTTTGGATACTCTAAGATCTACAGGTGCTAGTGCTGGAGGTGCAACTGCTTTAGCTCAAGCGGCTTTGCAAAGTAAGAAAGGTGTATCTGCTAATATTGAACAACAAGAAGCAAATAACGAAAGACTAAGAGCTCAAGGTGAACAACAGTTAGATAGAATGAGAATGCAGGAAGCTGCAAGGGTTCAAGGTATTCAAATAGCTGAAGGAGGAAGAGTTCAAGGTTTAGAAGCAGCTGGAAAACAATTTGTGTTTGGAGCTCAAGAAGAAAGAGAAATGCAACAGTTAGATAGAGTATCAGCTCAGTTATCAGGAGCTCAAGCTAGAGGAATGCAAGCGTCTGCTGACAGAAGAGCAAACCAAGCCGGATTAATAGGTGGCTTAGCTTCTCTTGGAGGTAGTTTAGTAACTGGTTTAGCGTCTCAACAAGCAAATCCTTATAATAATTCTGCTTCATTAGATACTGGAAGTACAGCTTTTACAGATAACTTAAGCGGCGGGATGTTTGATGTAAACACAAGTAGCGGTTTTGATAGTAGCGTTGGTCAAATAGATTTTTCTAACTTGCCAAACGGATAAATAAAAAATACAAAAAATGAGTTATAGAAATCCAACACAACATATAGACAGGCAGTCTGGACAGATTGAACAAAACTTGCAAAAAACCTTAGCTGGTATTGGAACAAGTGTTGTATCTAGTATAAATAAAATACACGCAGACAACGCTGCTAAAACTGCTGCTATTAGGGCTGAAGCTGATAAGAGAGTCGCGGATGCTCAAAACTCTATAATGCAAACGCAGTCTAAAAATCCAACTGCAGATTTTGGTGATTTAGATGAGCAATTAAATTTAATGAATCGTCTTTTAATGAAAGATCCGGCTAAAATAACAGCTGAAGAAAAAACCTTTATTAATAGTATGGAGAACATAGGGGACAATATGGCAAACATGCTAAAGAATACCGCTATGTCTCAAGAAGCTATGATGGAGCAGGTTAATAAAATACCTGGTACTATGGGAGCTATTGATCCTAAGGCTAACCCAGATCAATATGCAAAGCTTTCGGTATTAGCGAATCAGACAGAAGGAA